CCTCGGGACCAAATATCGGCTAGTTACAGTATCCGACCATGACATAACGATACAGACCGACGTATCATGCCCAAACCTACCAGTAAGACCCCAGCGCTAATCGCACAGATGACGGCGCTTCATCAGGAAGGGGCATCCGGTCGGGAGATAGCGACAGCGCTGGGCTTGAATCACGGGACCATTACGACCTGGCTGCGCGACCTGGGACTAGAACCGAACGGGGGACAGGGGCCGCGCAAGACTCGAAAGCACCAGCCCCCGGGGGCCGCGCAAGCTGCGGCGGCTGAAGCGCATCGGGCGCTTGCCAGGCTGACCGTTGTCCCCCCTTCTTCCGACGTCAGCGAACCGATCGCAGTCCTGCGACACCATCAGGTCATCGCGAATCGCCTAGTAGAATACCATTTTCAGAAAGCCAGCGAAGGGGCTACCGCGGTCAATGAAATCGCTAAGGCCATGCAGCTGGAAGATCAGATCGCTGTTCGTATTCAAGAGCTAACGCCAATCGCGCCAGCGGATCCGGAAACCGATCCGGGGAACATCGAAGCGGCTGCGGAAGTGCGCGCGCGATTTGCCCGACTAGTTGAGTCAGCGGAAAGGGGGAAGCGGTGAAAAGTCGCAAAGTGTGCAACGCCATTTGTCACAAATGCGCAAAACTCTGCAGCAAAAAGCTAGAGACCGGTTCGCGCGCGCATAGTGCGATGTGTTTGCAGTGCAGCGTTCGCCGCGCGTGCGACATGTTCTATAGCTACGACCCCGCTACCAGTAGGTCGAAGGACGTCACTTTATTTTGTTCCCAGCGCTGCGCGGCGAAGTTCGGAATTCAGCGCGCCGTCGAAGCAGAACGGGGGAAGCGGTGAAAACGAAGCGACTAGCCGAACTGAAACCGGGCGATCGGATCTGGTTCGAAGGGACGGAGGAAACGATAAAGAAGATCATCAAAGGGCTAGGGCCCCTCTACCTGATCACGTTTGAGAACGGGACCCCTGACGGCTGGTTTTGCGGCGCGTGCGAAGAAGGCGACTGGCAGGTCCCCGAATGAAAACTAGCCCGCGTAGGTCGGCACCTATCCTCGGCCTGTATCCGAGCAAACCAGGATCGACACCTGGCGCGGGCTCTATTTCGGTTCGCCCTTCGGGGGTTCCGCCGGCAAGTGTTCCGGGTGCGGTGGGGGCCCGGGTCGTTCACTCGGCGGTCCATGTCCCGGGTTCTCGCCACCATGCCCCGGGGGTTCGCCACCATGGCCAGGATTGTCGCCTCCATGTCCGGGGGGCGGACCAGGCTGACCAGGGTCTTCGGGTTTCGCCTGCGGCTGCGCTTCTTCTTTCATGGTCGTCATCCTTTCGCGATTGGATGGGGCGGGACCTGGAATCGAACCAGGAAAACCGGACGTATGAAACCCGGGTGCGACCTTCGCTTCCCGCCTAGGCAAACCTAACACGGGGGGGGCCCCTTGCATCAATCGCACGATCCGGATTTCGAACGACGCTACCAAACGGCCATCGCAGCCGCGCGCGATTACTCGCGAACACTGGAAGGTCCCAGCCTGGCCGAACGATTCGCGCGCCTACCAGCCGCCGATCGCGATCGGATCCTGGCCGAATTCGGAACCATGGACCTGGCCCGTCTTCGTCATGACTGGGCATTGTGGGCGCGGCCCAAACAGGATCCGGATCTGTCGTCGGTCCCCCATCGCGTGTTCTTCCTACTCGGCGGTCGCGGGTCGGGGAAGACCATCGCTGCGGCCCATCGTGTTCGCCGCAGGGTCGAAGCGGGGGCCCGCTCAATTGCGATCGTCGGACCGACCCTGCGCGAAATCGAACGCTACCAAATCAAGGGCGAAGGCGGATCGGATGGGATCCTAACGGTCTTCCCGCCGCATCGCAGGCCGGAATACAAACCGCATAAGGCGTTAGTATTTTTTCATCGCCCGATCTGCGCGGGGTGCCCATCGGCGGAAGGATGCGGGGGGGCGATCGCCTATATCAATTCAGCAGAGGACCCAGAATTTCGCGGCCCAAACTTAGATTCTGTCTGGTGCGATGAACCAGCGAAGTGGCGTTACCTCAACACCATATGGTCAAACATCGAACTAGCGACACGGCTGCGGTCGACGGTCCCGCTCGAAATCATCCTGACCGGGACCCCCCGCCCGCTTCAGCTTTTCCGCGAACTGATAGCCGACGAAGAAACCGTCACCATCCTGATGGCCCAGTCGGAAAACGCATCGAACCTAGATGCCGGTTACGTCGCGCGCATGCAGCGAAAATATGGGGGGACGCGGCTGGGCCGTCAGGAAATGGATGGGGAGATTCTAACGGATAACCCTGACGCGCTTTTCCAGGCTTCCGTGATTGATGCGACACGCGTTGAATTTGCGCCCGCTATGGATGAAGTAGCCGTAGCTGTCGACCCTGCGATCGCGACGAACCCGGAGAACGACGAAACGGGAATCATCGCGGGGGGGCGGGACGCGGCTGGGCATATCTACATTTTGGCCGATGTGACGTCCCGATCCAAACCCGAGAAATGGGGGGCCGATGTCGTCGCGACCTGTGCACAGTGGCAATGCGACACGGTCGTAGGCGAGCGAAACCGGGGGGGGGACCTGGTCGCAGCGAACGTCCGCGCAGCGAAGGAACGACGTCACGGGCCGATGGCTGCGAAGGCATTGCGCATCGTCGAAGTGATCGCGACACGTCGGAAAGAAATCCGGGCCGAACCGGTTAGCACGCTGGCGGATAAGGGAATGATCCACATCGTCGGTCGGATGCCCGAACTGGAACAGGAGCTAACCGAATGGAACCCGAAGATCGGCGGGGTCAGTCCAAACCGATTGGATGCACTGGTCTGGCTGGTCTGGCACCTAGCCGGTTTGGGGAACGAAGAACGAACCGACTACCGATCCGGTTTCTCGGGTCTTACTGCGGCGGCTGCGTCGCTCCGTTCACCTTCCCCGCAGGGGGCGACGGGACTGGCTGCGGCGTTACCCCGTTCACAGTGGGGGGGGAAACTATAGGGGGGGGCGCGTTGCCAAGCGCTTCCTGTTTCGCACTGAAGGCCGACACGGTTAGCAGCCCATCCGGATCAGCCGCGCCACCCTTCATCAGCGGGCCCAGCCCGGCACTAGCGCGCGCCTCGTTCACCAGAACGACCTTCGCCACGTCCGTAGGCGCCAGCGTCACAGTGGGGGCCCTATCGCTTTGGCTGGGCAAGGTCGGTTCCACCACGCCGAAATCATCGGATACGCGGTGTAGATATTCGGGCGTGACGTCAAACCCGTTATCCTTCGCCGATTTGATAGCGTCGTAAAACGCCTTCGTCCGATCGGCCAGGGACTTTCGCCGCGCGTCTTCGTCAGCATCGGGCATCAGGTAGACCCGATCGGGCGCTAGCGACGAATCGCCGAAGTTCAGGGCGGCCCATGGTTCGATCACGCCCGTCCGGATCCCACGTTCGATCGCGCGTAGCGATCCTTCGACGATGTCATTTCGAACGCCGAACAGGTAGCCGACTGCGTCCCCCCCCGCCGACGACATCGATACGTCATGCCCGAGATAGATCCGATCAGCCGCTTTATCGCCGCTGTCCACTATCTCTTTAAAGATTTGCCAGGCCGACGAATTATTGACGATGTAGTCCAGCGTCGACCCGAACGGTTTGATCCCAACGGGAACTTCAGCGCTGGCGACCGCACGAAGCAGATCCATGAACGCGGCCCCTTCGGGCGACAGCACCCCCGACGAATCCTGAAGCGCCAGACCTTCGGGCATCGTTCCCACGATCTTCGCGTTGCCGTGTGCGTTCGCAGCCCTTGCGCGGTCCCGGACCCCGAAAGCATGATCGGCCCATAGCATCGCGATCGGGAGAATGGCGCCATGCTTCCAGGGTTCCCATTCGTGCTGTTGGTAGATAACCCAGCGCCCATCGCCATGGGTGATGCATTCTGTCGGAAGACCTTCGATCGTCGTGGTGAACGCCCGCAGCGCAGGATCCCACGTGACGAATTCGATCGGCCATGACTTGTGTTCGAAGTCGACCCTGGACCCGTCATCGCGGGGTGTCACCACGTTCAGCCCAAACGCCACGCCATGGTTCGCTAGGGTCCCGTCGATGTCGGCCAGCGTGTCCGGATGGATCCCAACGCCGCGGGGACCGAACAGGGCGGACCCTTCTGCCACCATGCGCAAGGCGCGCGCGCTGTCGACGGGTGGCGTCAGCTTGACGGGTAGCCCCCGCTGCGGCGCGAGACGATTTAGGAACGAAGCGAAGATCGCGTAGTCGGTCCGGGTAGCTTCTGCGAGGCGCGCGGGAAGCAGGAAGCGGCCGATCATTTGGTGTTCGCGCGCTTGGCGGATGGCACCCAGATCCCAACTATACAAACCACTGTTTCCCTTAGGGGGGCGAAATTCTGCGGCTAAGCGCACTAGATCGAATTCGTCCGCTTGCCTTACTTTCTTCGCGCGCTTTGAAGGTGCACCCATGTCGACCCCCCCGGGTAACGGATTAGCGACAGCCACTGGCTAGTTTAAAGTTATTGCTAATGACCTAACCATTGCGCCAATTTCCGATGAATGGCAAGCGCTCGCAAAGGCCGATCCGTCAGGGCGATGACCCTTTCGATTTCCTTTCTGGGTGACGCGCCCCCTGGCGAATTCCGCATCTTCGCAGCGGGGGAAAACGCCACAACCAAGGGAACGTTTCTATTCGATGCCGCCGCAGCTGCGCAGGTAATGGAAGCGTATCAGCGACACGGGACCGATGTGATGGTCGACCTGGAACACCTGTCGCTGGAAAGCCCGCAGGAATCACGGAACTTCGATCCGGATGCGCGCGCATGGGCCAAATTAGAACTTCGAAATGGCGAGCTTTGGGCGACGGGTGTGAAGTGGACACCTGACGGGGAAGCGCGCCTACGGGACAAGCGTCAGCGCTACGTGTCGCCCGCCTTCGAATTCGATCGGGAAACCCGGCGCATCACCAGCCTTTTGAACATCGCGATCACTGCACTGCCAGCGACCGACAATCTAGCGCCACTGGTCGCAGCGAACGCCATCGAACCGGCCTACGTCGAAGGGGAGAAATCGATCATGAGTCCCGAACAATTCGCACAGATTGCGGAAGCGCTGGGCCTAGGTGCTGATGCCAATGTCGAAGACGTCTTAGCGACTGTCGCGGCTATGGTGAAGAAAATTCAGGATGCTGCGAATGGCGAACCAGCGAAGGACGCACCAAAGGACGGCCCCCCGCCCCCCGACGCAGCCGCTGCGGCAACGGCGGAAGCGGCCCCCCCAGTCGTCGCTGCGACGAAGATCAGCACTGCGGCCCATGCGCTTGCGCGGCTGTCGGGAAAAAAGGACATCGGCCAGATCGTCGAAGAAGTCACGGCCTGGCGCGCTTCCCACGTCGCCCTAGAAGCTGAACGCGAGAAGCTGGCGAAGGAACACGCGGTACTAGAAAGCGGCGAACGTCGTCGGCTGACGGGCGAGCTTGTGAAGCTGGGTGCTGAAATCCCCGCCACTGCATGGGCTGACGAAGCGGGAACGAAACCCGCCGAACCATGGGCATCGATGCCGCTAGATCAACTGCGCGCGCGGCTGGTGAAGCTGTCGAAGGCGAAAGGAATCACGCCAGCGCCAGCGCCGAAACCCGCCGTAACGCAAACGGCTGGGGGCGAAACGCCCGTCATCGTCCAGGGGGAAACCGTCATGCTTACCGCTTCCGAAGTCGCGGCCTGCACGGAAGCCAACGCGAAGATCGAAGACTACGCCGCGAACAAACTGATCCGATTGCGCGCACAGAAGAAGCGCACGGGCTGACGGGGGAAGACCATGGCTAACGCGCAAAACAATCTGATCATTCAGTCGGTCGGGCATGAGGGATACATCTTCGATCTTCCCGTCGATGCGGGGACCCATATCTACGAAGGGACCCTGATTTCGCAGCTGACCGCTACGGGTATGGCCGTCCCCTATTCGACTGCGTCCAGCGAACACGCGGTAGGGGTAGCCCAGCACGAACAGGACGCGACGCTAGGGGCTGATGGCGATAAGCGGATCCGTGTCGAAAGCCATCGCATGTATGCATTTGCGAACGGGCTGACCACCGATGCCTTCGCTGATACCGACATCATCGGGGCCCCCGTTTATGCGACCGACGATCACACGGCTGCGAAAACGTCGGGGACTGGCGCACGCAAACCGATCGGGTTTTTCATGGGGTTCGAAGCTGATGGCCGTGTTCGGGTCTTCGTCGATCCGATGCTGGCCCGGCTCTATGCGTCGCTGGGTGGACTGACCGACGCACCCGCCACGGCGGACGCACTGCGCGACAATATCGTAGCGAAGGTATCGGTTTAACCGAAGGGGACGGGGGGGGATTAAATCATGGGTTCTCTTTATACGAATGAGCTACTCCCGACGACTTCGGAACAAGCGATCCGAATTTTCGACGAACGCTACCTAGCGGGGATTTCATCGGTCCAGCCCCCGACATGGGCGGAACAGCTGGGGGACAGCGTCGCGATGGGCGCCCCCCGGATCACGTTTCCGATCGGGATGCTGTCGACGAAATACATCGAAACGCGCGAAGTGTCGGGCCGCTTCCGCACCATGCAGGAAGAAAGCTTTGATCTCAAAGTCGTCGAATATGACGCGGGATACGAAGCGAAGCTGATGGATCTGACCACGAACACTTACGCCTATCGCAAATGGACGGAAGTGCCGGGCCGCTTTCTGACGGCAGAAAAACGCCACGTCAATCGCGCGATCGCCACCCTACTGGAAACCGGTACCGTCGAAACCTCGCCATGGGACAACGTCGCGTTCTTCAGCGCATCGCATAAGGCGAACCCTACGGGGGACCCCGCCACGACATGGAGTAACTATCAGGCTACGCCCGCCGACTGCACGGACATGGCGAAGCTTCTGCAGGAAGTCACTGCAATGCAGGGTCAGGTACTGGACGAGAACGGGGAAAAGCTCGGCGCTGACCCTGACACCATTCTCGTTTCGACCGCCAAATATGAACCCCTGCGCGTTCTTCTGGCGCAAGCAATGATCCTGGTAGGGGCCAGCACCGCGCCTATTTCTAACCCCTACATGTCAAAGTTTAACGTCATCCATGTCCCGGAACTTACGGACGTGAATGACTGGTATTTGGTCGACAGTAAGCTGATGGCTGCGCAGGGGGTTCCCCCGTGGCTGGCGGCTAAGTATCAGCCTGCGTCCGATCTGGGTCTTCGTTCGTTCGATGAGTCTTCCGACTTCTTTAAGGACAGCGGGAAGATCAAAGTTTCATCCCATATTTGGTACGGGTTCCGGCTGATTTTTCCGCACGCTATTCGTTTGGTGCGCGGCGCGTAAATGCAAGGGGGATTTTCGTGGGGGATGTGTATGCTACGCGTGCGGACCTTTTCCGCTACGGATTGCCTAGGGGGTTACTCGCGAACCCTGGCCGTCTGTGTGCGTCCGCAGTAGCGGCTACCAACCTTTTCACACTTGACGGGCATGGCTTCGAAGACGGAACCCCCCTGCTGTTCCGTGCTGAAACGGGCGGCATCTTGCCAGCGCCGATCGTGGCGGGAACGATTTACAACGCCGTCCGGGTAAGTGAAGCGACCTTCCAAGCGTCGGGGGTGACGCTGACGGCTGACGGGGTGTCCGTGGTCGTATCGACGGCGCTACCGATCGACGAAGTTCTAGAATTCTATTCACGCTTCGTCGATGGGTTTCTTCCCGCCCATCGCGTTCCCCTTGGGGGCCCCCCTTATCCGCTGACGGTTACGGCGCTGGTCGCTGAACTTGCCGCGAAGAAGCTTCTTCTAATCGCTCGCCAGTCGTCCGCCACGATGACCGAAATGGAAGTCAGCGCGAAGGCCCAGCTTACCCGCTGGGTTGCCGGCATCATCGTCCGGGAAAGCGACAGCGACCGCACCAACCTTGCTGTTACTGATGCCCTCGCCACGCCGCGCGACTGGGGGACAGGGGGCACTATCCCATGAGTGCCGGGCTAAAGGGCGACTACCGAAAGACGCGCGAACTGGAAAAGCGGATCAGCGATCTGCCGCGGATGCTGGGGATTGAAGTCGCCAGGTCCTGCGCTGACATCATCAGCCGACTGGCGCGCGCTTCGTTTGATGCCAGCTGCAATGCTTTCTACGACCCCTGGGATCCAAGCGCCAAAGGGGAAACCGTCACCCTGGTCAAGTCGGGGGCCCTTCGCAGCGGTATCCGCTACGTCGCGATCGGGACCCGCCTTCGCGCGCAGCTGGGCCCGAAGTATGCAAAGTATCAAGTAGGCAAGCGCGCCGTCTTCCCGACCAGCGTCCTACCCCCTGCGTATAAAAAGGCCATCGACGAAGCAGCCGCGAAGATCATAGCCGCGCAGCTGGGGAAGGCGGCCTAGATGCTTTACGCGATCGCCAAAGATTTAGCCGCAGCGCTGAAGGCCCAACATGTTCCCATTCCCGTGGTCTTCGGTCCCGACGTGGACAGCGTTGGCATCGACGAACGGATCGTCATCGATTACCGGGGGCTGAACGCTGACACGATCGACCCGCCGACATCGCAGCATTTCAATCCCAAAATGCCATGGCGACGGGTGCAAGGCGGGCGCATCCGCATCTATGCGCGCAGTCCGGTCGATGGGGCGGCCTGGCATGATCACGCCGAACGCGCAGAACGGATCCTAGATCATGTCGTCGCTGAACTGGACGCAGTGGTCAAGGTGCGCCGGAATCTTCTGACGTTCGGCCCGGGTGGGTTCGTCCAGCTGGAAGACGAAACGGGAACCGAAATCACGGCGGGCGCTGTTTACGATCTTGCCTTCAGTGTCGACCGCGGGATTTTCCGAACGACCTGGGAAGGTGGCGCGCGCGGGACTGTCGTGATCGGTGTCGATGTCGATTTGAACAGCACCACGAAAGTCAGCCCGGGTCCAGGGCCAGCGGGGACCCCGCCACCTGACGCGGAAATTGCCTGTTAACGGGGGGAAGCCATGGCCTATTTGCCGACAGCGACGATCATCATTGACGACGAAGCGGGGGCGCAAGCGCAGGGAACGGAAACCCTGACCGTTATCGGCGCCGTTGAAATGAATGGGGATATCACGCCGCGGGTATTCGCTTCGACGAAGGCGATTCTGGCGAAGCACGGTTACTCCGAAGCGGTCGATTATTGCGCGCTTCACTTCGAAGAAACGAAGAAACCGATCTTGTTCGTCGGTCTACCGAAGGCGATAGCTGGAACGATCAGCGCGGTCGAAACGACGGGTAACACCGGCACCAGCGTTATCACAGTATCGGGCGGGACGAATGGGGTGCTAGACGCTTGCAACGCGTCAGTCACTATCGTCACGGGCGGGACTATCGGAACGGATCAGATCGTATTCGATCTGTCACTAGACGGCGGGCGAAACCGCGTCCGGGTGCGGCTAGGGCTGGCGCTTGTCCACGTCATCCCTTATCTCGGGATGAAAATCAATTTCGCCGCAGGCACGTTGGTTGCGGGCGACATCGCAGCTACGTGGACTTCGACGGCACCCCGGTGGGGAACGGCTGCGCTTTCCGCTGCGCGAGAAGCATTGGCCATGCATCAAAGGGCATCGCGATCGTGGCTTATCGTTGGCGATCTAGAAGATGAGAACGACGCTAATACGGTCGTCACTGAAATCAACGCGTATGCAACGGCGAACGATCGATGCCTGACGGCCCGCACGCAAGTTCACGATCCGGCCGCAGGCGAGCTTGATAGCGACTGGGTCGCAGATATCGACGCAGAATTTGGACCGATCGCAACCGAGCGACGGATCAACCTAGGCGCGGGTCGCGGCGCAAAGCTTTCGCCGATCACGGGCTGGCGGCTGCGTCGTCCCGTGCAGTGGGCGGCATCGCTTCGTGAGTATCAGCACGATGTCCAGATCCCAACGTATCGGAAATCTGACGGCCCTTGTTCGGGCTGGACGCTGGAAGACACGGACGGGAACACCATCGAACATGATGAACGTGTCGACGGCGGACTTTTGCTTGCGCGTTTCACCTGCTTTCGAACGTTCGCAAATGGGCCACTAGGCGCGTTCATTGCGCTCGATCTTACCCGCGCGCAGGACGGTTCACTGCTTACGCGCAATCACAATATGGCGGTCGCTAACATTGCGTGCAACGTCGCGCAGGCCGAAACAGAAAACGCGCTAGGTCAGATTCTCGAGGTTAACGCTGACGGGACGGGAACCGAAGCTAGCCTGGCCGTGATCGATGAACGCGTAAACACGGCGCTGGCGATCGCGCTGCTTCAGCGGGGGGCCGAAGGGGTGCGCGCATCCGATGCAAAATGGGCCGCGAGCAGAACGGACATTCTCAACATTCCGGGCGCTGAACTGACGGGCATCCTGGATCTGCGTCTAAACGGAACGCTCGAGAAAATCACAACGCGGGTGCACATACCTGCGGGCGGCGCTGTCGCTAATGCTGGGGCGTAAGGGGGGGAATTATGGCGTTCGAATATCCGACATTAAATGGCATTGCGCCTAGCTGGGCAGATATCCGGATCACGCTGTCGATCTATGCGGGACTTTCCCTCGCACCTACTGACGTCGCTTCGATCAAATGGAGCGATAAAGTCACCCCCGGGGTAGTGCGGGGAACCAGCGGGGGCCAGAAGAAAGCGCGAACCGTTGGCGAGTATGAATGTGAAGCGTCGATCACGTTCTACCGTAATGGCTGGGAACAGTTTCGATCCGGGCTGACCGTTCTAAACAAGCGGCTAACGCTGGTCGGTTTCGACGTGATGATCCAACACACCCCGCCCGGGTCGATCGCCATTCTGAAAACGAAGATCGCAGGGTGCCGCGTCATCGGTCGGACTGCTGACATGCAGGAAGGTGCGGACGCTGACAAAGTCGAGATTCCGCTAGACGTCATGCGGATCGAAGAAGGGAACGGCATATCGCTTCTGTGATGCCGGGGGAAGGGTTCGCTATGACGGTCGAAGAAATCGAAGCACGCCGCGCGAAACGGAAAGAAGCAATCGCTAAGGCGCGCGAAGAACAATACGCAAAGGATCTAGAACGGGTCGACCAGCTAGAAATGGAACTGGGTGACGACCGGGTGGGGGTATTGAAGATGCCTTCGTTCGTCGCGACGCTTCCTACGCTGGTCGTCGTCCGAACCCCATCGTCTTCCGTGTTCAATCGGTTTCGATCGATGGTACGCGCAGCGGGGCAAAAGACGGTAGCCATCGGTGCAGCGAAGGACCTGATGGCATCTAGCTGCGTCGCTTACCCCGACGAAGAAACCTATAAACGCATGTGCGAAGAATGGCCATCGATACACGATAACGTGGGAATCGAAGCCATTCGGCTGGGTGAAACGGAGGGAAAAGACTAGGCGAGCGCATCGGGGAAGCGCAGAAAAACGCGATCGTGCTCGCAGACTGTTTACTAGCTTGGCTTCCCCCGCCCGAAGGTGCTGACGACGCAAGGGCTGGCGCCATCGTCTTCGCGGAATTTATCAACCTAGTTCGTAACGCGCTGAAGAAGTGACGGGCCATGGCTGACGGAACCCAATACCTGATCGAACTGTCGGCCAAATTCACGGGGGGCGATGCCGCCGTGTCGACACTGTCCGACCTGGGTGATCGGATGCTGAAGGCTGGCGCCAATTCGGAAGCGCTGGAACGCGCCGCGAAGGCCATGGGCGTTTCGATGGAAGAAGCTGACGCAGCGGTCAAGTCGGCTAACAGCGCACTGGAAGAAGGCGAGCGGAAATACAAAGCGGCCGAAGTGGCTGCGGACCGTGCGGCGAAGGCTGTCGAACGTGTCGGGGTCCAGGCCGCCGCGCAGTGGGGAAAACTTGATAAAGCGATGGAAGTTGGCGACACGGGCGGCATCGCTGCGGCAGAAGCTGCGATCGCAAAACTCGCCGCGAAACAGGGCGAACTAGCGGCATCAGCTGCGGCTGCGAAGGAAGCGCTAAAGGGGGAAGCGGCTGCGGTCGACGGACTGAAGGGAAAAGCGACAGCCGCAGCGACGTCGCAGGACGCACTTAAAAAGGGACTAGCGAACGTCAAGAGCGCCACTGATACCGCGAAGAAGGCGGAAGCAGCCGCAGCGGGAACGGGCAAACTTCAGGACATCGCGCAAGCGTTTGGCAAAATGGGCGGCCCAGTGGGCGCGACTGGTCAGGAAGTGCTGGGCCTAGCGGGTAGCTTTGGAAAACTGGGTAGCGCGATGGGGTCGGCCGGTCCCTACGTCGCGGTAGCGCTCGCCATCGTTGCCATCGCTACCGCAGCCATAGCCGCCACGATCGCGATCGCGAAATGGGGGGTCAGCATGGCGGATGCTAACCGAACCCAGTCCCTTTTGACGGCTGGCATCGCGCGCAGTGTGAAGGGGGGCGAAGAACTAGAGAAGGAATACAGCAAAATAACCGCCGTTCTTCCCGTCACAAATGACGAACTAGCAGGGATGGCGAAGGGCCTAGCCGATTCCGGTTTGCGCGGGAAGGATCTAAGCAATGCGCTGGAACGATCGGCGGTCGCTGCGGCGAAATTGAAGTTCGGGCCCGACTTCCAAAAGGCGATGCTGGGCCTAGATTTTCAGGCGAAAAAACTAGACTCCAATCTACAGGACACGTTTGGGGGGCTGAAGATCGAAGGCCTGCTAGGCGGCATCCAAACGCTGATCGCCCTGTTCGATTCCACGGAAGCCAGTGGCAAGGCGATGAAGTTCCTATTTGAATCGCTGTTTCAGCCGCTGATCGACGGCGCGACCGAAGCCATTCCCAAGATCGAACGGCTGTTTCTATACGCCATCATTTGGGCGCTGAAGGCATGGATCGCGCTGAAGCCATATAAGAAAGAAATGGAGGCGATCGCTAAGGTGCTGTTGATTGGCGCGGCGATCATTGTGGGGGTGCTGATCGTAGCGATCGCGTCCCTAGTTGTGGCGATAGTTGCGGCGATCGCGATCATCGGCGCGCTGGGCTATGCGCTTTATAAAATCCTGGAAGTGCTGGTGCTGATCACGGTCGGTCTAGTCAAAGGCCTTTACATCATGGTTACGACGTTCGCGACTGCGGGCTATGACTTCGTCGCGGGGTTAATCAAAGGAATCCTTAGCGGCGCGACTGCGATCATCGATGCCATGGTCGGGGTAGTAAAGGGCGGCTATGACGCAGTATCGAAGTTCCTGAAGCGTGGGTCGCCTTCGAAGCTGATGATGGAAGTCGGCTCGGATGTGGCGGAAGGTTACACGGGCGGGGTCGAAGACGGATCGGCGGATGCACAAGGCGCGATGGAAGCCATGGTCGCGCCCCCATCGACGACAGCTAGCGCGGTCAGTGGCGCGGCTGGGGGCGCTTCGATCGTGATCCAGCAAATGACCGTCACGGGTGAAGGGGCGAAAGAACTAGCGCTGGACTTCATCGATCAAATCACACGGCTGCTAGAGGGCGATGCGCGCGCGCTTGGCGGGGGAGAAACGGCCCATGCCTAACCCCGTCGACAATGAATCGCTTTACGATTCGATCGTTCTAGATAACAAGCGATCGCCTGGTCGCGTCGCATTGTCGGGCCATGATCGTAAACATCGCTGGGACATTAAAGAACCGATAGGCCATGGCGGGGGGACGACGACTTACAAGGGCGAACAGATCGCGCAGTTCACGGCGGAATTCACCCTAACGCGCGACCCGGTCCAGGGCTTGGATGAATTCGCGGACTGGGAAAAGTTCGCCGCAATGGTCAAGGCGATGCTTCCTAAGTCGGGACCCCCTAAGGCGCGGTCGATCTATCACCCTGATCTAGCCGCGAACGATATCAAGAGTGTCTCGCAGGCTGGAATCAGTGGGCTGGTGCACGATGGCAAGGGGGGTGCGAAGGTCACTATTTCGTTTCTCGAATTCCGACCGCCCAAAAAGTTCACGGGTCTACCTACGAAGCCAACGAAGGCCGACCCCAACGCGGATCTGAAGCATGAGATCAACGATGTTCTTTTACCGGAAGCAGCGCGGCCCATATGAGTACCGCGATCCTTTCCGGTCATCGCGTGGTTTCAGGGCGGATCTACCTTTCCGCGTGGGGAATCGGCTGGGCTGAAGCTGTTCTAGACGTGGACGTTCCCGTCAGGGGCCGCGCTGTGCTGACCATTGCCGATCTAACGTTCGTCGGGACCATCATGTCAGGTGGATCCATCCCCCCAGGTCGGTCTTCCTATACGCTGGCGGCTGGGTTCGGGGGCTGGGGGAAGATCATCCCCCGGAAAAGCTACGCAAACGACGCAGGGATAAAGGCGTCTACCGTCCTTTCTGACGCGGCTGCGGCCTGCGGCGAACAGCTGGCGCCCAACCTTCCCCTAACCCCGCTCGGGTCGTCATGGGCCCGGGAAGAAGCACCCGCAGCGCGCACCCTGGAAGCGATTGCGCCCGCAGGCTGGTACGTCGGGGAAGACGGAATCACCCGGATCGGGAAACGACTGGTTCGGGCGCTGGCGCTGGGGTCCGCAGTCACATCGATCGACCGGTCGCGGGGGATTGCAACCATTGCCACGGAATCCATCGCGCAGATCGTCCCGGGCGCGGTCGTCGAAGGCCTGGAAGCGGTCGATGTTTTGCACGAAGTGTCACCCGCGGCGAAGCTTCGATCGACGATCTGGGGTGCGGGGGTCGCCATCACTAGCCGCAGGCTGACCGCGCTGACCCGCATCATGGAAGCGCTGGATCCAGATCGTCGGTTTCGTGGCGTCTACGAATATCGGATCGTAACGCAGGATCTGGAACGGCTAAACCTTCAGCCCGTCCGTGTGTCGACTGGGATGCCCGATCTTCAGCGGGTCTATGTGCGGCCCGGGGTCCCAGGGGTCAAAGCGCTGCACGCGTTGGGGTCCCGGGTGCTGGTCGCGTTCGTCGATGCGAACCCTTCTTTCCCTGTCGTGGTCGCGTTCGAAGATGCGGAAGGCCAGGGGTTCGCGCCGCTTCAGATCAATATTGGAAAGCCGGCAATTCTAGGCGCTGCGCGCATGACTGACACAGTGCAAGCCGGTCCATTCGGCGGGGTCATCACGGGCGGGTCGACGCTTGTAAGGATCGCCTAATGGCCTTAGACGCAGCCACCCTAGCCGATCAATTGCGGATCGCATTGCTTGCCGATCCTAAGTCGCAGGCGATTGATAACGATGCGCTAGCCGCAGTGTGCACGGCCATCGCTACGGCTGTCGTTTCCCACATCGTCGCTATGGGGATAGTGCTTCCCCTGCTGATGGTCGCGCCACCTGGCGGGGGTCCGGTTACCGGGACGGGGGTGATCACATGACGATTAACTTCGGCCTGGACATGTCTTCGCTAGAGGACATCGACGAAACCCGAACCGTTACCGGGGTCGAATTAGTTGCACAGGATACGTATTGGCGACTGCAAACGCCGCGCGGGATGGGCATCCTGGAAGCTGACGCACCTTCGTACGGGATTGATCTGATGGGCATCATCGGATCGGTTGACACGGAAGCGGACGCCGCATCACTTCCGGGCCGCATCCAATCGGCGCTGACCGACGACGACCGGATCGCCAGTGCTGAAGTCACGGTTAAGCGCACTGTGCAGGGGGCTATCGCGGCTTACGAAATCACGATCCACTGTGAAACCGGCGAAGGTCCATTTGAACTAGTCGGATCGGTTACGGCGGATGCGCTGGACCTAGTGGTCAAATTGTTGCCGGGGGGTAACTGATGGCGCTATCGCTTCGTGAACTTCTAAGCGTCGTCCCGCTAGAAGACTGGAAAACTAAGATCGTCGCGGTCGCGAACGCTGTCGGCCTGAAAACGGAAAACTGGGTAGAGGGCGGTTATACCCGGACCCTGGTCGCCCTGTTCGCGCAGCTATACGCAACGCTAGGGGACGTCGTTCGCATCGTCACAGCGGGCGGATTTCTGGACACGGCAGAAGGCGAATGGTTGACCTTCCTAGCGAAGAACGTCTTTAACGTCACCCGCATCCGTGCGACCTACGCCAGCGCTGCGAATGGAATCACGCTGACGAATTCAGGGGGCGGGGTCTATACGCTAGAGGCTGGCGATCTGGTCGTCGCACATGTCGACACGGGCGCCACCTATCGGAACACTTCGGGCGGGACGCTGCACGCTGGGGAAACGAAGTCGTTCGATCTAGCCGCGGAAGAACCCGGCAACGATAGCAACGCTGACCCTGGCAAAATCACTGTGATGGTGACGACGTTCCTAGGGGTGACGTGCACCAATACCGTAGCGCTAGCCGGGCTAGATGAAGAATCTGACGAAGCGCTGCGCCAGCGTTGCCGTGATTCGATGGCTGCGCTTGCCATCGGGGGACCCGCCAGCGCCTACGAATACATCGCGAAAAGCGCGGTCAGGGCGGACGGGACACCCATCGGGATAACGCGCGTCTTTCCCATGCCTGCGACGGGCGACGGGACGGTTGACGTTTACCTTGCGACCGTTAGCGGTGCTGTTCCCGCGGAAGACGTGGCGGTCGTTCAGGCTGACTTTGATGCGCTGGTCACCCCCTACGGTTTCTATGCGACTGCGATCAGTGCGACGAACCTGAACGTTTCTGTCCCGTGCACGGTTTGGGTCCCCGCTACGATTGGCGTAAGCGAAGAAGCGGCCCAGCTGGCGGTAAAGGCTGCGCTGGAAATCTATGTCACGTCGGTCCCGATCGGCGGAGTCGTCATCCCCCCGGACACCGGAAAGGTCTACTGGCGCGCGCTGCTAGGCGTAGTCGAAGGGGCCATCCCCGGAATGCTAACAGCACAACTGGCGAGCGAAGTTGATATCCCTGTCGGGGTCGGACAGGTTCCGGTTTGGGCGGGGTCGCTATCTGAAACGACCGTGATCCAGGTGGTGACGTAATGCCCACCTTTCGCAATGTCGCGCAAACGGTAAGCACACCGCGGCTGCTGACGTACAAAGCCGTCCGTATGGTTTATTCGTTTATCGGCGTCCCTATGGACACGCTGGCGGAAGCCTTTAACCAGGCGACCCTGGCGCGCTTCCCGATGACGGCCCCCGAAGATGCGCTCTTTTTGATCGGTCGCGATCGTGGCATTGTGCGCGGCCCTAACGAAACATCGATCAGTTATCGCGCGCGGCTGCTGCTTTGGATCGAAGCGTGGAAAGGGGCGGGGGTCGGTCGCGCGATGCTGGATCAGCTAGCCGGATACCTGACGCCAGCGACTGCACGGATCCGGATCTGGACACAGGTGGGGGTGATTTACACCCGAGAAGCTGACGGCGCTTTCACGGTCGAACATGCGACGGGCGCCCCTTGGAACTGGGACGGTCATCCCGAACTATGGGCCCGCTTCTGGGTGATCATCTATGCGATCGGCGGGGTCCCCTGGTCGCGCGAACCGACGATCGGAACGGCTGGGCACACGATAGGCGAGCGCATCCCAACGGGCGGATCGATCGGTTCATCCGCTACGACGTCGGAAGTTCAGGGCATCAGGTCGCTGGTGAACACATGGAAACCCGCTGCGTCGAAGTGCGTTAACATTATGGTGTCCTTCGACGCTGCGGCGTTCGCCCCATCCGACGCTTCCCCGCCGTTGCCTAACGGACACTGGGCCGACTACTGGGACACGGCAACGGCTGCGGCACATCGCGACACACGCGCTATCTATTGGCAGGGGGTTTAATGTCTCACGCATACGCAGGGAATCCAGTCTACCCGGGAACGATCACCATCCCCGACGATGGCGACATCGATGCCGCCGCATCCTACGCCGTAGCCTTCGAACAGCTAGCCGATCGCTGCGCAGCGCTGACGGGTGGCGGGGTCGGGGGGTCGTTTCTAAACCCCATCCTGACGAACGCGACATTTCATGGGCTGACGACGTTCCTAGATGGACCCGCGGATGGTGCGATTACCGCATCCGTCGCCGGAATCGATTTCGAAGCTGGCACCTTTATCGAAATGACTGCCCTGGACACAGTGTATTTTGCAAGTGGCGCGGCATTCACGATCGAAAGTAGCGCGCAGCTAGTGCTTAGTGCGTCGTCATTCGTGCAGCTGATGGGCGGCATTGTCGAAGTCAGTTCTTCGCTGGTGTCGATTGGCGCACCCACTGCCGCGCTTACCCTATACGCCAACGATGTCAGCATTTCGGCGGACACTATCTTGATTGAAAAGGATGGGCCTACCGCGATCACCATCGCGAACAGCGTGACTATCACTAGCAGCGGCGAACTTTATCAGTCGGGGTTTACCAGTCTAGAAGGCGTTGTTTGCTATAAGTCGCAGAATCGAACAGCGGGGGACGGTAGCGCCATCGGGGGCAATACCACATTTTTTGAATACATCTTGCCTATCCCCGGGCTGATCACCAGCATCGCTCTAGATAGTGCGGGGGCCCAGCTAGGTCAGCGGGTGCGATTCAACGCGCAGAAGAACACCAGCCTTAACCACTGGAACATCACCACGGGCGGACACACCTGGCAATTGCGCAACGCCACGGGCTACACGGTCGCAGTGGAATTTGTGTGCGATGGGTCGGCCTGGATAGTCGACGAATGGGAAGAAGGCGGGAAAGCGATTCGCAACGCCTAAGGGTTTAGGGGGGGAATTATGGGTCACTGGCTGGACGGTTTACTAGACCCACCTACAGGGGCGGGGGGCATCACGATCGAATGGGACGGCGCTGCAATGTCGGCCCGGGGAATTCTCTCGTTCGGCGAACAGTTCCTATGCATCGACGACAGCGTAGGCAATCGGACCATGGTGTCCATCCGGCACATCGCAGCGGATGGGGACGTCATCGGTTCCACGGAAGACCTGCGGCTAGTACAAATGCGGGGGGCGGAAGACGGGGAAGACGTCACCATCTTCGCGGGACGGCTGCACTGGGATCCAAGCGTGTCCGCAGGGTCGGCCGAAATCAGCCTATCGGACACTGACGCGGGTGCGCTGCGGGTGCGCCATCAGTCCACGACGACCGCCGTATTTGCCGCATCGGGCGCCATCATCGGGGACACGGCGGGGATCCAAAAGATGCTGGGGGGCCATCGCTTCAGCCTTCGCGCCATGGGTTCCGGCATCCTGGACACGACGACGAAGGACACGATCGCCTGGATAGACGCGACCGGGGAACATACTGTCACCCTTCCCCCCGCATCCGTAGGCCGAACCCTGCTGCTTCCGTTCGTAGGGGATAACCCCCCGACCCTGGCGCGCGCGGGGACCGAACTGATCAACGGTCTAGCCGCTGACTTCGACATGGTGGGGGATGCTAACGGCGGACTGACGATCGCGATCAGCGATGGAACTAACTGGGTAGCCCGTTCGATTGGCGCGGGGGGCGGGGGTGCGACCGGGCTGGTGGGGGACGTCAATGGCGACACGGATGCTAATTACATCACCCAAATTACCGGCAATAGTTACCCCGACCCCGGGGGGGAAGTGCTGGTCAATGCTGGGATCCTGATCCTGAACGAGGCTTCGACGTCCCTTCAGTTCCCGCAGGCCGAACTTTTGGTTTCAGGCGAGACAGAAGGGGCGATTTCGATCACCCATGACGGGACCGAAGTGCTTCTAGCTAGCAGTAATAACCCTTCCTTCGGCGTCAATTTCTCGCAAACGAGCCTACGTGGGGGGGTCCGCCTTCAAACGCGCAGCATTGCCGCTAACATCACCCTGGACACGACGACCCGGGACGCCATCGCATGGACCGATACGTCATCGCTAGACCTAGATCTCACGCTACCCCCCGCTACCGCAGGCCGAACGATCTTTATCCCCTTCGTAGGCTTTGGGATCCCAACGCTGAAGCGCGCAGGGTCCGAACTTATCAACGGCGCTGCGGCCGACTATCCCCTAGAAGGCGATGCGATCGACGACTACGGGGGGGGCATTGGTATCGCATTCTCTGACGGAACTAACTGGATAGCGCGCACCATCCGAACGGTCGAAGGTGGCGGGGGGGTCGACCCTGCGCGCGCGATTAACACGACAGCGCCCCTAACGGGTGGCGGGGACCTGTCGGCCGATCGCACGATCGGGATTGATCCAACGGGCTATGTGGCCCCCACCCGGTCGATCAGCACTACGGCCCCTTTGACGGGCGGGGGGACGCTAGCCGCAAACCTAACGCTGGGGATCAATTCTGCCGCATACGTGGCCCCCACCCGGTCGATCGCGACGACAGCACCCCTAACAGGTGGCGGAACCCTCGCAGGCGATCTAACGCTGGGCATCACCACGACAGGATTTGCAACGTCTACGCGCATCATTTCCACGACAGCGCCACTCACGGGGGGCGGGGACCTTAGCGCCGATCGAACGATAGCCGTCAGCGATGCGACTACCGGAGCCAAGGGGGTCGTTCAGCTGGCGGGAAACCTCGCAGGCACTGCCGCACTACCTAGCGTTACTGGTTTGCGGGCGGACACGATCACAGTTTGGAACACTGCCGGGTCAAATAAAGGTGCATGGTCGAACAGCGGCCTACGCATTGGTGACGGTACACTCCCGACCTATACGCTAGAAGTGCTAGGCACGGCGCAATTTGGAGCGAACACGGCGAAGGTTTATCTCGGTGGGCAAGTCGGGCTAGAGACGACGACGTCCGCTATTTGGATGACCCCGGGTGGCGCGTTCACGCCAAGCGCCGCAAATTACGCGCTTCACTACGATTCGACATCCCTTCGCGTCAATGCACAAGGAAGCACCCGCGTTTCATTTCGTGCGGGTAACTCGATTCTAGGCGAGATAACCGGCACAGGTTTGCGGCTATCGTCTGACGGCGGAACCCCTTCGCGCAGGTTGGAAGTGGACGGCGCTTCGAATCTCGCGGGTCAGGTCATTATCGGCAAATCCGACAATGTAGCGTCCCACGTCCTATGGGGCGGACTAACCGTTGCCAATATTAAAACGGTAACCGTTGGTACGTATAACATCGACACGACGACAAAGGACCTGATTTATCTGTGCGACACGACGGGTGGGCAAGTTGTTCTCGTTTTGCCAACGAGCACGGCGGGTCGAATGATTTATATTAAGCGAACGGCTGGCAGTACGAACAACGTACTCATCACGAAAGGGGCCGCGACGTTTATTGAAACGGCAACGTTCGTCAGTTGCGCGCTGAACACTGACCCCGCATCGTCGAACATCCAGCCCTATGTGCAATTGATGGGTGATGGAACCAACTGGAAGATTTTCCGGCATTTCTCATGCACGCTTGCAACGTCATAGATGGGGGGAACGATGCCTACGCAAGTCCAGATCGACGATGTATTAGCGAAGGTCGCCACGTATCAGCAGAAGAAGGCCCTTAGCGACGCAGCGGTAGCCGCAGCAGCCACGGCAGTAGCGGCACTAGACGCAGCGCGCGCAGCATGGGAAACGGCGGTCAATGAAGGGGCGCACTGTTCCGAGCTAACCGCGACGCTGCTAGGCTATATCGATGCGTCGACCGATTCCACGGCAGTCCGGGCCACTGCGGACGCTGCGTTAGCTGAAACCCAGGAAGCACGGGACGCCATGAACGCAGCCGTTACCGCACTGACGAACCCGCCTACCCCATAGGCGCGCGCTGTATGGTGGGTGTATACAATCGAAGGGGGGCCGCGGATGACAATCTATATCTATGTCCTGATGGGCTTGGCGCTGGCGCTTGTGATGTTCGGCTGTTTCAAGTTCGGCGCTGAATTCTGTCCCCCGACCGTGGTGATCCAGCACGAAGACGGTAGCCAAAGCGGGGTGCGCCTAATCCGCGATGGGGGGCGCGAGTGATTCCCGCGGCTGTCGTGGCCATTGCGATCGCGCATGCGGCCCCCACCCTTCCCCCCGACACCCGGGACCGGTACGCGCAGGACATCGCCGCAGCGGTCGACGACATCGAAACGGGCATGGCGCTGGTAGCCACGGCTGCGATCGAATCTCGTTTCAGGGTGTCGATCGAACGTTGCCACTGTGAGCGATGGGAGTGTGATGGGGGGAAGGCCTTTGGGATCTACCAGCTGCACCAGCACTGGCTGATGGGTCACTCCCGCTTTGAAGTGTGCGCTGATAACCGGCTGTCGACCGAACTAGCAGCGAAGGCGATCGTGGCCCTTCGTCGCAGGGTCGGCCCGCTGCGCTGGGATAAAGTCTTCGCGCGCTACGTGGGGGCCCGGCTGGACGATGATCGGGTGATGGCGCGGATGAAGCTTTACGAAGAACTGTTGGGGCTGGATCCGCCGAATAGCTAGGTGGACGACTGCAAACAGCGCTGGATAAAATCCTCTATGTCGGTCGACCGATAACAAACGCGGCCCGGTTTCTTCCCGCGCTGGTACTTCACAAAGGGGGGGCCTACTCCGATCGTTCGCCAGCGTGAAAGCGTGTTAGCGCTGATTCGCAAACGTTCGGCCGCTTCCTGGGTGGTCAAGAGAAACCACGCGCGATCGTCGGTCTTAGGCTTAGCCACGGCCCAACAATACGATCGTCGCTGGTTTCGCTGGCGCGTAGACTCCCTTCCCCACCCGCACCAGCTTCCCGCCCTTGTAAAGCGTCACCATGGTCGCGCGAAGGCTTTGCCGGTTCGTGTGCCCGATGGCTTCCGCGATGGTATCAAGGTCCGCTTCGTGGCCATCCGTCGCCCGGAAGAAGTCCAGCACCTTCGCAGAAAGCGTCTTCCACTCTTGGGGCGCTTCCTGCTGCGCGACCTTCGCAACCTTCGGGGGCCGACCCCTTCCCCGCTTTGGTTTGGCTGCTGCTTCCGCTTCGTCTTCCGCGTTGGGGTCATCCCATGGGCTGAATAGTAATTCGTGTTCCTTCTTCAGTTCTGCGATCGCTTGCAATAGCGGCCTGACTTCCGCTTCCAGTTCGCCGATCTTCCGACCGATCGCCAGTGCGCGCGCTGCTTTCGACATGGGTTGACGGGCCATCCGTACGGCGGTAGTCAGGCGACACCATGGCGTCAAGTGACGAAGGGGTCAGGGGGAAGGCGGGGACATGGATTCGCTGGGACGGGGGAAGTCTGCTGACGTGCGAGCGCTGCGAAAAGTCTTACGGGATGGCGCTACCTGCACCGATCGACATCGTCGCAGCGATCATCCGCGCTTGGTTTGACCTACACATAAACTGTCAGTCGATGGATCATGAACGCCATGGGTAGCGCGGCGCAGCGGACCCCCGCCAGTAAGTCGCCGCTGTGCACCCCGCAGCAGGCCGCAGCATATCTAACCGTCAGCGTCGACACCCTGGCCCGTTGGCGGACGGTAGGCCGTGGCCCCCGGTTTCTGAAGTTCACCCGAGCAAAGCAGGGGATTGTCCGTTATCGCCGCGAAGACCTGGACCGGTTCATTTTGGAAAGGCTGACGTCATGAGTGGTCAAGGTTGGTTTGGTGCTTCGTGGGGGGCCCCCTGCTGCGAACCTGATGACCACGTCCCGACCCCTGTCGGCCGGAAGTGCCTGCACTGTTCGAAGCCAATCGAGGCGACCGACCAGGGTTTCGTTAGTCCCTACGTTCGAAGCGAAGACGGGACAGGGAAAGGGTCGATGGTCAGCAGCCTGGAACCGACGCACCTGGATTGCTTCCTAGCTGCGATCCTGCCTTGCAAGGGATGCCCGAACTGTCAGCCCGAACGGTTTCACTAGATGGCGACCGACGTCAAAGCAGTCATCGCTACGCTGATCGAACTGGGTCGGCCCTTCATCCGGGAACTAGCGCTAGCCATCGTCGAACAAATGAATTCAGGGGCGGTCGACGAAGAAATAGATCAGCGTTCAGCGGCTGCGCTGCGGGCCCTACGGCTGTCCCCGCGAAGGTTTCTGGAAGCAGCGCGCGAAGGTTGCTTCCCGTTCGAAAGAAGGGGCCGCAGGACAGTGGCGCGGCTGCGGGACGTGGAAGCCTGGCGGACCAGGAAGCGCGAAGAACGAAGGCGGGAACGCTACGTCGCAGCCCTATCCCCCGCTGATCAAATGCGGGTGGAACTGGGCTACCGCCCCAAGGGCGAACCGTACCTATCGCCTGACGACGAAGAACGGATCCACCTAGGCCTGCGTCCTAAAGGCGAAAGACAAAAAAGGAACGGCGAACCAGGGGTCAAGTCCTGATCCGCCGTTCCAAGGGGCGACACGACAAAGAGGCGAACACTCCCACATCCCACAACCAACCCAGCCACGGCCCCCCATCAAAGGACCGCAGGGGTGCGACTATATCACGGGCCGCAAATCTTTCCCTGCGCGCAGCCCATCGAACATTGATACCAGGGGACCCATTGCGACCCGGACATGCTTCCCGCCAAGCGCCATTGGGCCGAACGGCAAACCATGGGGAACGTCGTCACCAGCGAACCGGTCCAAACGCCCCCACACTTTCGGTCAGCTTCGGGCGTGCACGGCTGCGGGAACGTCGCACGGATCAAAGCGTCATCTTCCTGCGCTGACGTGCACGCTGGCACTGCGACGTCACAGACCGGGACGACGACCCCGGTATCAGCGGCGGCATCGGTCGACCCTGCGTCCCGTACGTCGCTCGCCACATCGACAGCGCGATCGGGTGCAGCGTCCTGGCTGGCCGTGTCCGCCCCTACGACGTCCGCCAACGCAGGCACATCGGTCCGGACATCGACACCCGGGGGCAAGCCATCCGGGCCCGCATCGGTCGCAGGGGGGGCGGCATCGGGGGCTGGTGCGTCGGTCCCCGCTTCAGGTTCCGGGCCCCCATCCGGCGCACTGTCCGCAGTGGAATCGGGGGTAAGGCTATCGGGTAGGTGCTGACCCGCATCAGGCAAGGGACCGGCATCGCTATCAAAAACGATCGGGTCGGAAGACGAACAAGCGAACACAAGGGGAATCAGACAGAAGGCGTATTTCATGGTCCCCGGTTAGACGTCGCTTTGCCTCGTTTCTTTAGGCGTCAGCTGACTACATGCCTTCTCTAGTTCCCGGTCCAGCCATTGCGAGTGTTCGGCTAGTTCGTCCAGTTCGATCGCTGTGATCGTTTCCTGGGTGACCTTGCGTAGCAGTGCCTTCATACGGGCTAGCCGCCGCATGTCCCGGGTTAGCCGAACGATGTGCAGGAAGGACCGCGCCATTTGATAGATCGCCCAAACCGCTAGCGCGATCAGCAGCAGAACAAACAGCGCCATCCCCGACCCCAGCCCATGATGGAGTGCGTTCACCTTCGCCCCAGCAAATCTAGAACCCGAACGGTCGCAGCCTTTCGCGATGCAAACGAATCGTCGGGACGTGTGTCGAAGTTATCGGGGTCGGGGTTCGCAGTCACGCCGAACATGTCCCGATGGGGGGACCAGTGGATCGCGATGAATAGGTCGGCCTGCTGAACGTCAAGTAGCCATAGGCCCATGGGGTCCCGTGGTCGTCGCAGCGTCGTGGCCACTTCGGGGAAGGTGTCGACAATTTCCGACAGCATGGTTTCGATCGCGTTCAATTCACGGCCCGTGCATGCTGCGCTTTCATGGCTTCCACCCGTTCCAGAAAGTAAGCCGCCGCTAGGTTTGCGTCCTGACGAACCGACAGCCCCCGCAGATCGTTACACGATCCATCCCCGCCACATTCCCCGCGCTGATGCTGCACGGATCCGAAGCGCTGACGGATCATGCATTCCGCGTGAATCGGATACTCCCCCTGATGCGACTGCTGAAAATCCCCCGCAGCGTCCACGGTCCCCATGATGGCGAGAAGAATGCCGCCTAGGTCCCCCGCTTTGAAAGCTTCGTCGCAGTAAATGCACTCCTGTCCGACCGGGGTTTCGACCTTTTCCCCGCCGTTGCAAGGCGGACCCCATGGCGCCATCCCGAACCATTTCATGGATCCCCCCTGCTGCGATCTGCGCGACGTTCGACCAGCACCAAACGAAGGCGATTCCTATCGGGCCCGGGTCGGACGCTGGTGATTTCTTCGTCGCGATCCGTCGTTCGAAGATCGTCCTTCCTGCGTCGGAAGTCGTGGCGGATCCGTGACTGCTTCTTCCAGTCGCTCATTAGTAGGACCTGGCCCCTTCGACACCCATCCGGAAAAGTTCCGCTTCGCTTAGCCGGTACGTTTCCGACGTGATGACGTGTTCCACCATGAACGCGCAGTAGCTAGCGCCGTCCCGATGGGTCCTGATTTTCTCGTCCAGATCAGCAAGCGGCGATCGCATCGATCCTTGGCTCACCATGTCCCTAGGGTCCATCGTCGATGCTAGCGATTCCCGCTGACGCAGATACCCCGCCAGTTTTTCCGTGTGCATGTCAGCCCGGCGCTGAAAACGCGCCTTAACTTCGACCCCCGTGATGTCGATGTGTAGCCCCTGAATCATCGTCACACCCAGCCCCTTTCTTACGGCGCGCTTTTCTTACCGCAAACTGTAGTCAGCTGACAACGCTTTATGTTAGACCGCTGCGCATGGCTAAGAACCCCACGCTGGAAGAAATCAGGGCGATGCTGGACCGCGGCGAATTGCCCGTCTTACCCGGGACAACGATGGCCGACCTTCAGCGATCGGCTGAAGAAAAGTTCGCGCGCATCGTTGCCGATCTGATGGGTGTCCCGGTCGAACGAATCACCGCCCGCATTATCGAAGACGTGGGAACGCCTGGAAAGATAGGGCTACAAATGGATTTCGATCCGGAACTAACGCCAGCCGAACAGCCGATCTATGAAGCGGCTATGCAGGTCGCGGCTGGTCTTCTCGGGTCCCGCCCGCCCTTCCGGATGGCGAAAGCTGGTGACGCATGACGACGACGCTGGAAGCCATTCGCGCGCGGGTGGTAAGGGCCAGGCAAACGGCAGAAGTCCCCCCGCTGTGCATCAGCGATCGCGAATTTTTGCTGCGCATGGTCGACGCTGCGAACGAGACGATCGAAAATCTTCGCGCGAAGCTGGCGGATGTGTCGATCGCGGCCGAATACGTTGACTCCGTTAATCATCGGGTCGACAGCCTGGCCGAAGAAAACGGCAAGCTAAAGCAGCGTCGCAACGATCGGATTGCGGAACTAGAAGCGACCTTAGAACAGGTGCACGGCGCGCTTGGCAGTGTGCTGGCCGATGTGACGAAGCTAACCCAGCTGTTTGGAAGGAAGATGGAGGGGCCATGATGACGATCGAACGGATCACCCAGGTCGCCAGCGCATGCGCGAAGCTGGTGCACGATCACGCGGAACTATTGAAGGACGTTCTGGAAGGGAAACGGATCGAAGCCAAGCGGCTGAACGATGCACAGATGTGTAACGAAGGGGCGCCCCCCTTGCCCGAAACGCTGGCGCACCTGCTTTTCATGTGTGACGAAATCGGGCGGATGGCAGTGGAGGCGAATGACATGGGCGCAGCGGCTGCGGTCGAATGGTTGAAAGTTCGGCCCGAACCCGCCCGCTGGTATCGCTACGCAGCCCGAAGGGAAAAGGCCATGCGCTGGATCGGGTTCGTGCAGGGTGCGCTATGGGCGTTGGATGCTGCTTCGATCTTCCAGCTGAAGCGGATGAACGCACCCGAAGATTCGCAGCCCGAACCCGCACCAGCCGCTTGACTATGCCGGGCCGCCTATCCCACGATTCAAGGGGGGCGCAGCATGGAAGGCGATCGGTTTCGCATGACGGTCAACGATCGTCTTCGCTACGTCATCACCATCCTGACGAACGGCCCCCCCCGCTGGGGTAATGATAAGTGCGGCTGCGACAATTGCGCTGAACTGCGAATCGCTGCGCGGATGGCTGCGATGATGGCCGTGAACGAAGTGATCCGGGACCTAGGAAGATGACCGACACCCATCCGATCTACGTCGTCGAATTAGCGAACGTCATCATTTTCGCGATTGGCTGCATCGCGCTGGTGCTGGCGTTCATGTCGATGATCAGGGCGAAACGGTACCGCGACAGCGCGAAGGACTGGGCCGCCGCTGCGCGCCTTTTGAAGGAAAACGCGGAAGAAATGGAACAGAACGCCAGCGAACTATTGGCCAAATGTCGAGAGCGATATGGCGTCAAGGTGGTAGCGACGAAGAAGGACGAGAAGCGGGACTAGGTGGGCGCCATGCCATGCGGAGGAATTTGGCCAGTCGACCCTGGTTTTCAGGATGGCCTGCGTTGGGAGTGCTGGGTGTGCCGCAGTAAAGAAGCGGATCACTACTGCGAAGAATGGGACTGCGGCCTATGCGGGAAGTGCATCGCGGCGTTTCTCGAAACCGACGAAGGCCAGGTAGTGATCAACCATGGACACGAAGTTCGCCGCTATACCGAAGTCCTGCACGGGGGAACGTGAACGCGTTCGGGGTAGCGCTGGCGCTGGTGATGATCGGATGGGCGATCCTGTTCGACCGGGCGAACGCCGTCCCGCTGGTAGCGATGGCTAGCATTCTGTTCTTTCACGCGACGAAGCGGGCCGTATGACCGGACATCGATGGAGCGGGTGGCCCGGCGCATGGTGCCTGGATTGCGGCGCAGAAGATGAACGCGAGATTTGCGTAGCGGTGCACAATGCGTCGCTCATGTGCGTTCTGGGGCACTGGTGTTGCTTCGCGCATGATCCGCTTCCCTGTTCCGTGCACTACAATCGATCGTGCCCCTGTCCGGGGGAAGCGCTGGCCGACCCCTACCAGCTGAACGAGAAACGGCGCGAACTGATCTACCTGCTAGTGCGGCGGCTGGGTGATGTGCTGGATCAGCAGGAATGCCCGGCTTCCTATTTCGGTCTAGACCTGGAAGACGATCCATGACTTCGGGATGCGAGCTAGCCGCGTTCTTTCTGGGGGGCGTAGTCTTCCTAACGATGTTTTGCGTAGGGTTCACGGCGGGGGTTCTAGCCGAACAGCGAAGGATCAAATGGGAACAGGAGAACACGACGACGACCGCCCCCCCGCCGTAGTGAAGGGGGAAAGCTTCAGCCTGGAAGAAGCGGACGCAGCGCTAGACGCACTGGACGAAGCGGACGACATCCCCGAACTGACCGCCGAACAATTGGCCAGGGCTAGACCTGCATGGGCCGCGTTCGCCGCGCGTGCTTTCGGCCAGTGGGTGTTTCGCCTGAGCCACTAGACGGAGTCAGCCGACCACGGTAGAACGGCGCGAGTGAAGGCCCAGCACGGTTTGACTAGGTTTGGCTCGCGTCAATTTCCGCATGCCCGTTGTCCGTTCGCAGGGAAAAACTAGGCCATCCCAAACGGGTAGCGTCGGACTGGTTCGAAGTGATTCCGAGTGGTTTGATCAATGGCTCCGGTCTCGCCGGCGGTCGCGGACATGCGGAATCATTCACGAATTCGGACGCTGTCTAACCAAACGTCAAACCCTGCTAGGCTTCCTAGGTGGCATTTCGCCACGTGAAAGAAGGAACTAGCCGTATGAAACAGACGACGAAACGAACCCCCGCAGTGTTGGCCATCATCGCGCGCGACATCTATACCGCGGCCCATGATAACGCGATCGACACGGTAAAAGAGAACACGACGAAGCAGCAGCGGGCCGCCCTTCCGAAGCACGGCGGATCGGATCCGAAGTTCGCCGATATGTATTGCCTGGACCTGCACCCTGAATTTGCTGGGTGGCTGCGCGCATCGGTGCAAATGGTGCTGGACGATTGCGGTGGACGGGCCCATCGGGACTACGGGTTAGACCGCCCCTTGACGTCGAACCAGTCCGAACAGGTGGCCAGGCTGATCGCTGCGAACCATGGCGTGGACGTCACCACTGCGAAACCGAAGAAGATCGCCAAGCGTACCACCCGCGTAGTGTGCGAACAGATGGCGGGGGATGGCGTGGAAACCGTTACCCAAATGGTGCAACTGGCCGATGAAGTGATCGGGCTGCAAATCGTTCAGCTTGCCAGCGAAATCATCGACGCAGCGAACGAGAACGCCGCAGCGATGGGCGCCAGTTCGATCCATTTGTTGAGTGGCGCAAGCGGTCCCGATTGGAACCGGTCCGACCTGTCGATCGCGCTGCGGCTGGGAACGGTCAGCGCATGGTGGGTCGTCAAGCTGGGGGGCGCAAGCTTCGAAGCGCCATCCGTGATCGAAGCGCTGCGGGGTCTTCTCGCGATCGTCAAGCGCTTCCGGGCGACCACCGAAAGGGCGGTGTAACCATGGCACTGGTACCCCGTCAGCGAAAAAACAAGATCGTTTTCTACGTCGCGAACAAGCAAGGCAAGGTCCTGATCTGGGAAAAGGTCGGGACCGATCGGCGGGAAGCGATGCGCCGTGACGCAGCCATGCGGAAGGAAATCAAGGCTGGCATTTATCGGGGTCTTCCGACGGGCGCCAAAACGGTAGGGGCACAGATGGAGATCTATCTTGCCGCGCGCCAAACCCGAACGGTTGACGACGACCGCCGAAACTACCGCGACCACGTGGCAAAGCGCTGCGCTTGGTTCACCCGGCTGAAGCTGGAAGACGTGCGGGTCGCTCACGTGATCCGGCTGGCGGAAGAACTGAAGGCCCCCTACGTGAACAAGAAAGGGGAAACGAAGTCACTCGCCGCGAACAGCCATAACCACATTTTCCGATCGCTACTCGGCCCGTTCTTTCGCAATTGCCGCATCCATGATCTCATGATCCGCAACGTCATGGAGCTACCGAAGGGGCTGCTTAGCAGGCAAGCCAAACGCCGCGTTCCCTACGATGCGACGACCGTGATCGCGATGACGACCGACGAACGTCTACCGCTGCACTGGCGGGTCGCGTTCACCCTGCTGTTTTACACCGGCATCCGGACGGGGGAAGCGTGCGGCCTGAAGTTCGGCGATTACGACGCTGACCCGGTCCCCTTCGGGTCGCTGACGATCGAAAAACAGTACGTCAACGCGCCGCTTAAAACGGCCGTAACGGTGGGCGACGAACACACCCGCTGGGTTCCCGTTCTCCCCTTCCTGCGCGACACGCTGGCCGAATGGTGGGCGCATGGGTTTGAGCGGACGCACTGCCGCAAACCCACGAAGGCGGACTACGTGATCGCCCGCAGCGATGGCGCGGTTTTGCGATGCGTGTCGGGGCACACGATCTACCGTTGGTTTCTGGCTGCGCTTGAAATCGTAGGCGTGGAAAATAAGACCGTGCACGCGACCCGGAACACCTTCATCAGCCTGGCAAGGCGGGCGGGCGCCCGTGGGGAAGTGCTGGAAAAGGTGACCCACAACGCGAAGGGGTCGATCATCGACTGCTATACGAACTTCGACTGGGCCCCCCTTTGCGATGCGGCTGGCTACTTCAATCCCTACACAGCGGGCCCGAAGATGCGCGCAGTCGGCTAACCCGTTCCGAACGAAACGCGGCGAAGGCGTCTACTCGAAAGGGTGGGCGCCTTTTCCGTTGTCAGCTGACTACGTTTATGGGAGTGTCCCCCGCGATGGGGCGCCAGGAATGGGGAACGCTACAGGACCGCATCAGGTGGATCCTGATGTATCGGCTGACGACCGCGACCGGGGAAGACATGGGCCTTTCCGCGCTGTCGCTGGCGGCTGGGCTGTCCCGCAGTCACGTCGGGGTGTTCATAGGGGACCCGCGAAGGGTTGACCTGACGACCGGCACAGCGCGCGCAATCGCCTACGCTGGCCAGGTGTCGCTGGCGTGGCTGCAAACCGGGGAAGGGACCCCCAATGATCCGGACATCCCCGCGGGTCTACCCAAACGGGTGCGCCCATGAACCCGCTGGGGGCCATCGTTTGGAAGAAAGAGGGAATGCCCGTCGAACGCTTGGCGCTAATCGGGGAACAGCCTGACCCCGAAACAGACGTCGTCATGTGGGTGATCCATAATCGGCTGACCCTAGATTTCCCTGGGTTTTACGTCATGCGGCGGCAGTGGATCCACGCTGGCGAAATCGTGATCGAGCTTACTGCGGTCGCTAGCGTCGACATCGAAACCGTTCGCGCGCAGCTACCGGCCGGGCTTGTGTGCATGCCGCCGCACCCGGGGGACGATCACACGATCGAAGAAGTATGGATCTGAAATGGGGGGGGGATGGACATACCGTTCGGCACCTATGACCTGGTCGCTTTCCCATGGTTCAAACGGCTGGCCTTCGCTGCGCTGATCGTGAACGCCGTTTGCTTTCTGCTTCTGGTCGCTCGGAAGGGTCGACCCCTTTGAAAGCGAAGCAGCCCCCCAGGTCCCTAGCCGATCGGGTTTGGTACCTCTACCACTGTCTACCCCGCGACGAACACGGGTCCCCACCCAGCTTTCGCGAACTGGAAAAGGCTGCGGGTCTATCCGCTTCGACGATGTCCAGAACGGTTAACGGGGTACGTAGGCACCACGGACACGAGACCTTCGCGCGCATCGCCAAAGTGCTGGGGGTGTCGCCCGATCTGCTGCGGACAGGTGTCGGGGAATGGCCAGCCCCTACGGGAAACATTCCGCCAGTCGGTTACATGACGACTCGCAAGCGGAAGACGAACGGCGAACAGAAGGAACGGCGGGACTGGTTCAATGGATTGGAAGGGGGGCCGATGCGGGCGGAAACGGGAACGATCAAATTTGGGGACGACTGGCGGGGGGTGTTCATCCGTGGCGATGACGCTTTCGGATACGCGGTGCACCTGCGTCGACTGCTGTCGCTGGGGTCCACGCCACGGATCGCAGCGCAGATCCTAAAGGGGGTTATCGACCTACTCGAGTCAGCCGATGAAAGACGCCGCGACGATGGCGTGCAGCGGCTGAAGGCCTTCGAAGAATGCAAGGCGGGGGACTGATGAAAGACGACGCTGACGCTAGGCGCTGGCTAGAAGACGTTCAGCGCGCGCGCGCTACCTGGCCCGAAGGTCCGTGGACCGACGAACCTGACCGGCTAGAGTGGCGCTATCGGGGCATGCCTTGCCTGATCGTGCGGTCGCCCGTGACGGGTGCATGGTGCGGCTACGCTGGGGTAGCGAAGGGCCACCCAGCCTATGGGGTTCCATGGGCCGACCTTCCCCCGCTAGCCGTTCATCGCGGGGTGAACTTTGCCGATCACTGTTTCGGCCCGGTTTGCCACGTCCCAGCCCCCGGGGAAACCGAAGACGTTTACTGGATAGGGTTCGACTGCGCGCACTGTTTGGACGCTGTGCCCATGACGGGCGTGATCGATGCCATTCTAGGGCCGCGCGTAAAGAAGACCAAAAGAGCGTTTCTCACGGGGGAAACCTATCGCGATGTCGCCTATGTGAAGGCTCAAGTGGAACGGCTAGCCGCGCAGCTGGCAGAGATCAAAGCCTGATGCCCATCGGCCCGGGAAAGTATGACGACCTGTGCACGTACGTCCGCGAACAAGCGAAGGCGGAAGGCGTGATCGTGCTGGTGTTCGGAGGCGAACGCGGGAACGGGTTCGAAGTGCAGGCGACCCTATCCATAACGCTGGGCCTACCCGAAATTCTTCGCAGCATGGCGGATAAGATCGACGCTATGCACGGAAAGGGCGAACTATGAAAGACACAAGCGGGACCGACCTAGCGCCCGATGGTCAGGTTTGGGTGTGTGGTGCATGCGGGAAGCGCGCGCGCAGTCCGTTCGGGTTCGACGCTGCGGGGAAGTCGACGAAGCTAGACCGCGGCTGGGATGAATCGTGCATGTTAAACGCCGTGCTTTGCTACGCGGAAAAGCGCGATGGCGTCTACGTCGCAGTCGAGAAAGCCAAACCAAATTGACGGTCGAAGAACTGATCGCGCTGCTGCGGAAGGCTGACCCGGTCGCGCGGGTGTTCGTCGCCTTGCCCGATCAAACGTGGCGGGACATCGAATTGACCGTTAGACGCTGGGATGATTCGACCGTTCTGATCATGACTACCCCGCCTTCCGCTGCGCCAGCCACGACGTCACGTCCCGACGACTGAAGCGCCAGCATCGACCCACCCGCCGAAGTGTGGGAAGACCTTCGCTGCGAACCAGCCGGGGAACGGTATGCGGGTGCACGCCTATCAGCGCAGCGGCCTGGCCGCAGGTCATCGTGTCCACTTCCTTCCGGGGGCCGACCTTCGCCAGCGCTTCCGCCACGCCATCCGCAACGATGGCCCGCAGCTGTTCGGCGGTCGTCACTACGATCGGATCTTTCATGATGCCCATTCCGGTTTGGGGAAGCTGACTTTCTTCCCAAGTTCACGTTCAATCGTGCGGACGAAGATCGTTTTAATTTTGCCATAGGCGGGGGACCGGTCCCGTTCGGTCAGGTTCCGGCCGACCAGCCATTCGACGAAATCGGAAGTCGCCGACAGGGCGATCAGGCACTTGCGAAATAGGTCCTTCGACAGCTTTGGCACCTTCGCGGAATACGCGGTCAGCACGGTCCGCCGATAGATCCACATGCAAAGCGTCATGTTCAGCAGCCCCCAAAGGCGGGCGTATTCCTGATCGCGACCCCACGCTTTATCAGCGGCTAGAAGGAATTCGACGCAGTGGGCCGCTTCTTCCGTCGACAGCGACCGCAGCATATCGATCGACGATTGGCCGTTGGCGCGCGGCGTTGCGTGCACTGCACCCGTCCACGCCCGCAGCAGCATCGATGCGGATATCATCGGCGCATGCGGACCCCTGCGGATCTGGTCGTAGCCGACGAAGGGACACAGTTCGCGAATGTACTGTAGCCCTTTGCTGGTTCCTTCCAGCCCCCGAAGGATGTCGTCAGGCCGCATCTTCACCAGCTGCGAATTCAGCCTGACGAAGTCTTCCGCCATTTCGGCCATCGTTTCATAGTACCGATAGCGAACGTCTGTGAACCCTTCCGCTAGTTCGGACAGTCGGAACGCTTCCACCCGATGCTGGCCGTCGACGATATACGTGGCCCCTTCCAGGATTCCGATCGTCAGGATGCCGGGCAATACCCCGCCGTCCATGCGCAGGGTTTCGACCAGGTCCAGCACTTTCGAATTCGTTCGGATCGGGCGCTGAAACGGGGGAACCTTCCAGGTGGAGATCAGTGCAGGGGACACGATGATCGTATCGACCCGCGTTTGAGTCTGGCGCTGGGGGCCGCGCATGGCGGACACCCCCCCTTTGATTGCGGTCATCGTCATCGCGTCCCCTTTCTGTTTAAAACGGTGGCTGCTGCGATTGCGCCCGCGCTGCGTCGATGGCTTCGATTAGCTGGCGTGCATTGAAACCCGCACGGTCTTCCTTTAGAAGACGGCCGATAAACTCGATCCGTTCCCCTAGTTTATTGTCGATCCGATCCAGCCGCGCTGTCATGGCTTCCACCTTTAAGCGCAGTGCTTCAAAAGCCTGACGCGATCCGTCGTCCAGTGTTACGCGCAGCGCTGTCGGTTTCGTTTTCATGGCTGCACCTTTCCGACTGCGATGCGCTTCCCGTCTTCCGATGGCGCTGCGGGTGCAGGGGCGGGCGCTGCGAAAGCTTCGTCGATCGTCAGGTCGTTCGCTTTGATGGCCGTCCCCAGTCCGATCAACGTTTCCAGATCGTCTAGCCCCACATCATCGGGCCCGGTCTTCCCCAGCCGCAGCAGGATCCGATCGGTCGGAACACCCAGCTTATTCAGTCGCGCGATGACTTCGGTTCGCCTGGCCCCCAGGGTCTTCGCATCGCCTACCGCGACCAGCCGCACCCGATCGTAAATGACATCGACATAAGCGCGGGGGATGACACGAAGGATCGCATTGCGGATCGCTATACTGACCGCGGCATTGCCCGTCACTGTGACCATGTCATCCGAGTAACGGCGTCCCGCTTTGTTCGTGATCCTTCGTCTCGTCTCTACCGTTACCCGCAGGTTTTTTTCCAGGTCCCACGCCCCACCCTGCGCAGTGATTTCCTTTTCATCTTCGTCGATGATGCGGCCCCCCACGTGCAAGTTCCCGTAGGCGCTGGCGCAGATTTCCGCTAGCCGCACGGATGGGCCCGTGATCATTTTCTGTTCGCCCTTGTCCATACGCGGAAGGGAATAAATGCAGGACTCTGCTACTTCCTGGGAAATGGTGGCCATCGATAAAGCGTCCGCTTGGAAGCGCGTAATCGAGCGCCGGTATTTGTGGGCGGCATCTAGCTGCGCTTCGACTTCGCTGCGAACGATGGCCCCCATGGCCCCCTGCTGAACATGGACGATTTCCTCTACCCCGTCAGTGGCGAGATCATTACCCATAACTACCCCCTTCGGACTGCGTTAGATGCGCTTTGCCTTTAGGATCGGTTGCTCTTTAAGCTGAAGTGCGCCCGCTGCTTCCATCTGTGCCATCAGCGCGCGGACTGCGGCGGCCCCTTTGCCCCTTCCGGCCTTCGTCGCGACCACCTTTTCAAGTGCACCGATGCGGAAGTCCACGGCTGCGGCGAAGTCCTTCGATTCGAACCCGGCATCTTCCAGTAGGGGCCACGCCCGATCGGCTACGACTTCGCGCCGCTGCTGCGTTTCGATCGTCAGCCGTGTCCCGTCCGCGATGATGTCCCCGCGCGCGACCACATGGGCCTTAATCGCCGCGCGCACCCGGGTGGCCACGTCGGAAACAGAGTCAGCCTTCCGAAGAAGATCGACGATGGCATCAGGTCGCATCGTGGCTAGCGTCGATTCGATGCGTTCGCCTAGTTCCACGTCGGTCATCGCTGCGACGTCCCGCCGAACCAGCGCGTTATGGGCCGCGCACTCATGCGACCGGGGGCAATAGCCGCAGTGTTTCCCCGGATGGTAAACGCCGTCCCATTGCAGGACACGGGCTTGCAATTCGCGCAGCCATTCGACGACATGCAGGCGATGCATCGTGTAATTCTCGATTTCGCCAGCCCGGATCCAAATGATCGTGATCGTGACTTCTGCCAGGTCGGGGTTTTCCAGCATCACTAGCGCGCCATACGCCCGCATTTGCGCCGAATAATCCGAGTCAGCCCGTCCCGTCTTCCAGTCCGCAGCGCGCGCGACGTTGTCACGGATGGAGAGTAGGTCAGCGTGTCCCGTTAGGGTGATGCCGCCCCCCAGTTCAGCCTTTAGCGGGACTTCCGTCAGACAGTCCCTGAAGCTTTCCGCCAGGCTGGGCCATAGGTTGCGCGCCATGCGGCACAGCATCAGGACATCATCGGCCTTCGCCCCATGTGCCGTTGCGATCCTGGGGATGTCATGCCATACGACGTCACCCCGTTCGGCCAGCGACCGAAGCGCTTCGTGGGTCGCGATGCCTAGCGCTGCTTCTTCGCTCGATTCGCTGATCGGAATGGCGGGCGGTATCGTCGACCCGGGACACGTGAACGCTAACGGCATACGGCTAGCGCGTAAGCTGATCTCGGGCGCCATCACTTCACCCTTCGCAGGTGTCCCATTCCCCCGATAGACGCCAGCAGGGGGGGAACGCCGTCGATAGGGCGCGGCCTAACCGCTTCCTTTACCCATGACACGAGGCGCGAAGGTTCGCGCGATCGGAAGTCTTCGCGGGGTTTCAGCCCGTCGATTACCACCAGGTAATCCACATCGATCCGGTTTTGGTGCTGTTCAAACGATGTCGTCGACAGCCGGAAGGATCGATATTCGGATCCGGCAATGATGGCGCGAATGGCCAAATGCAGATCCGCATGCGTGATCGGTTCGCCCTTCTTCATCGTTTCCCCCATCGCGTGTGAAGGTCCCTAAGATTCCGACAGTCCGCGGCGCGTCTTCGCAGGTCTTCCACAAGATGGCCACCGATGCCGGCGGACACATACGCGGCGCGCACCTGATCGAACAGCGTCGCAGCTGTTTCGTAGGCTTTTACGTCAAGTGCATCAAACGCCGCGCGGCGAATGTGGGCGGTAGCTGCGGCGACTTCTTTGGCCGCTGCGTCCATCGCGTCCGCTAACGGCAGTAGCGACGACTCCACCTTCGGACGATTCCCCAGATCGTCGACCATGCGCGGCACCTTACCGCGGCGAACTAGATGACGTCAACAGGCTACGCGTAGTCAGCTACGACAAAGAACGTCAGCGCACAGAGGACCACACTCCCGACGCAGTCACGCACCTGGGTCGACAGCGCTGCGCATCAGCGAACCAGGGCGGGACGAAGGGCGAAGGCTGATCGTGTTCGGGCATGGCGAGATGACCGGCTAGCCGATAGATGTCAGCAGCCGCCGCAGGTGCTAGCCGCGCTTCGACCACGACGACCATGGCCAGCCCGATGAACGCGTTTACCCCCCAGTCATCGGGGTGCCAAAGCGCCGTGACCAGCCGCCCGTGGACTTCGGCCCGGAAGGTCGCTTCTGTCACCGATCGGAACGCGTAGCCCAGTGCGACGATGTAGCGACGGGGGTCGACACCTATCCCTAGGCCGGTCCGGGCGATCGCATCGCTCGCCAGTGTATCGACTGCACGGCCCCCCGTCCTTTGAAGGGCCGCGGAAATTCTATCGCGGCTAGCTCGCATACGGACGCGCACTGTCCGCCAAAAGACCAGCCATGAAAAGATCTAAAACGCTTCACACGCACAAAAAAACGCGCGCAGTGTGACGTCCGTTGACTACGTACGTCGCGACCTGCGCGCGCGAAATGGATGTCTTAGGCGGATCGTTTCAGTGGCTGCGGTCGTTCCTTCTTCCCGCCGTGCATGCTGGTCCATTCGTCGACGATCATCGACAGCGCTTCACCGTTGGATGCGACCTGAAGGGTTTCCCGTGCGCTGCGCATCTTGCGCATAAACGCTGTGTACTTGCTCAATTTGAGCCTGAAACCGAGCGGGCGGGACTTCGTGTCGGATCCAAATTCCGCTTCGATCGCTTCTTCGAATTCGCAGCAGGACATTTCCCGCGCCTTGCCCACCCATCGGTTCATGGCTGCGCCGTCCTTCAGCCGCTTGGAAATCTTGGCGAGCTGACGCAGCTTCGTGATCGAATGGGGTAGCGTTCCTTCCGTGAAAGAACGGCGAACATAAAGTTCTTCGTGCAGGACGACCAGCCCCCGGGCCGTGGTTTGGTGCATCCCTAGTTCATGTTCGGCGTATTCGTCAAAGTCGTCATGCCCCCACGCGACCACTAGGGGAAGTTCTTCGTTACCGCGGCGGACGTATCCGTAGCAGGCTTCGAACAGTAGCTCAGCCACGGCCAGGTTCGCCTTCGTATGCGCCGTCATCGCGGTCGCCAGCTTCGTCCGCAGTGACGTCGCCTCGATTTCGCTGTGATTGATCCTTCGTTCCTTATCCATGTTCTTCCCCTTGTTTCTAGGTTGATCGTGCGATGCGTAACAGTGTTTCGATGGCTTCGATTCCTACCGCACCCCCTAACTTTTCGGCCAGAAAGGCGCGCGCGATGTCACCAGGCGATCGGGTTTCTCCCGACACGGTAGGTGGCGATCTGTGTAGGGGGTGCATGGCCGCAGCGACCGCGATGACGTTACCTCCATCGGAGAACGGAAGCGGGCGCTGGCGGGGGTCGGGCTGATGCACCAGCGCCGTCGACTTCGGGGGCCGACCCCGCTTCTTCGGTTCGACCAGCCCGGCAAGTTCGTTATCGGACGGGCCACGCTTGTCCAGGTAGCGCTTCACCCGTTCGAAGTTTTCGGGCCGCATCGCTTTGCCCGACAGAAAATAGCTGATGGCACTTTCGCTTAGGCCCCCGACACGTCGCGCAAAGGTCCGCTTCGTGATGTCATTCTCGGTGCAGTAGGCTTTGATCCTGACGCGTAAAGGATCCTGCGCTTCGATCAGGGCCCGATGGGTCGCGCGTCTTCGAACCTTGAAAGACTCCGGCATCGTGCGCGGCCCCTTCTTCCCCCGGCTGACCGTCATGGGTGGGGGCGGCAGTGATTCCGCTAGCGCGTTCGCCGTATCCGCTGCGCCAGGTGCATCCGCTAACATCTTCTTCAGCCCGTCCCGGATGGTGTTCGCCGTTGGCAGGGTTGACCCCCGCTTGCCGTTGTAAATGTTCCCGAGAAAGGAAGCGCTTATCCCGGTCAGTTCGATCAGCTGGGACATGGGGAACTTTACCCCGTGAATCTTCGCAGCTTCGAACCCCGCCCGCATGTCCGCCCGTAGCGCGGTAACGTCTTCGTCGCTCAAACGCTTGTGCCACACTGGTCCGCCTTTCATCCCCGCCCGTGACTCTTGGACCTGTTCGGCCCCTTCACTGACGCGCGACACTTCGAAGGTGTCGATCAAATGCGTCTGTGCTTCCCCCTCCATCAGCCCCCCCTACCCCTTCACTTCGCAGCCATTGGCTTGCGTGGCCTAGCCCGGAAGGGTCCGCCGTTTGCAGCCTTCGCGGCCTGCGTCGAATATTGCGTTTGCTGCGCGGGGGTGCTGGTTTCCCACGCGTGTCCTGAAACCCAGGTCGCCAGCTTGTCTGTGATCGTGGCGACAGGGCGAATGATGGGGAAGTCAGCGCCCGCTAGGAACGCTTCGGGGGGGATGACCTGATGTTCCCACGACAGGGCCAGATCGACAGCGGCGGCCCAGCCCGGCACATCCCCATAGCGTGTCCATCCCTGACCACCCGGTCGCGGGGGAACCAGTCGCCCCTTGGGTAGCGTGGGTTCTTTCCCTTTGCCTTCGTCCAGCCACTTCGTTGGGACGCGCAGCGCTTCCGCCATTTTGGGGATGGTGCCGCGCGCGTGCTGGGTTCGGGTCCCCATAACCGTCTTCGAAAATGTTGCGAACGAAAGACCGTAGGCGATTTCTAAACTCCTGTAGCTGGGTAGTGCGCCGTCATGGTCGACGGGCAAACAGTGGTAGGCGAACCAAACGCGATCGGCCAGTGTTGGAAGGTGCACGGGCGGGAGTGTAGTCAGTTGACGTCGCCTGACACAAGAAAAAACTGGGGACAACTGCGGCGGCTGCACCCCCGGGCCCATCCGATGCACTGTGCAACGTGCAGGGATCTGAACAATGATCGCTGACTACGTGTAGCCCGTTGACTAGATGTGCTGTGCGGGAGTAAAAGGGTTTGCATGGCTACCGCTAAGGGGAAGCGGCCCGCTGCGAAACGTCGTGTGCTCCTGGCCCAGTGCCTGGAAGATGCGCAGCGGGACTATGTGAAAAACTCGAAAGCCTCGCATTTGATGGCGACATTCAACGCCACGGATAAGGGGCTGCGCGAATCGTTCCTACGTATTCTCGGACGCAGCCGCTACCGACGGGCGTGCACGGGGGAACGCGTTCCGAAGAAGGCGATCGAAGCGATCAGAGTCCTAACGAACGGACGGATCGACGACCGGCTATGGCGCATCCCCGCGCAGGGGCCGCCCCCCTATCCCTACCACCCAAGGTTTGAACCATGATCGGCTGGGCCATCCTAGTTATGGTCGTCGTTCTGGCCGTCTGTTTCGTCGCTGAAGAAATCGCCAGGCAACGATCAGCCAAACGCGCAGCCGAACAATATCGCCGCGACCGGGACGGCTGGTGATGGCATGTCAGCGGCCCTTGTCCTGTCCGGGGAACGGCGTTGGACGGTCGACGCTGGCGACTGTTTGGAACTGCTGCGCGCGCTTCCTGATGCCTGCGTAGACGCCATCTGTGCTGACCCCCCTGCGGGGATTTCGTTCATGGGTCGCGCATGGGATGCGAACAAAGGCGGGCGGGACAAGTGGATCCCATGGCTGGCGGAACGCATGGCGGAAGCGTTGCGCGTCCTGAAACCCGGGGGCCATGGTCTCGTTTGGGCCCTTCCCCGAACGTCGCACTGGACAGGGATGGCGCTGGAAGATGCCGGGTTCGAAGTGCGGGACCGTATCAGTCACCTGTTCGGGTCGGGGTTTCCGAAGTCGCTGAACGTCGGAAAGGGAATCGACAAGCTGGCAGGGGCGCAGCGGGAAGACTTAGGGCGCAACCCAAACGTTTCGGAACGTCAGGGCATCGGCGACGGTTACGGCGGTCGAAGCGGAACGACCCGATTAACAGCGCCAGCGACCGAAGAAGCGCAACGCTGGGACGGATGGGGGACGGCGCTGAAACCTGCGGCGGAAGATTGGTGGTTAGTTCGTAAGCCGCCCGAAAGCAGCATCGTTCGCAACGTCTTAGAACACGGAACGGGCGCCATCAATATCGACGGGTGTCGCGTCCCCCATGCTTCCGCTGACGACCACGCCGAACACGCCGCGGGTGTCGCTGCGATCAAAGCGCGCGGGGGTTCGATGGACCATAGCTGGAAGAATTCTTCCGACCTGGCAGGGGCAAGCGACGTTAGCCCGGGTGGGCGCTGGCCTTCGCATGTTCTCCTTTCCCACGCGGATGGGTGCGAGCGCATCGGAACCCGGAAGGTCAAGGCTGCGCCATCCTGGAACGATAACCGTAGCCCGTCCCTGTTCACGGGCGAGACCACGTCACCTGTCCACCATACGGATGGCGATGGGTTCGAAACGGTAGACGCGTGGGACTGCGTCGAAGGGTGTCCCGTTCGGATGCTGGACGAACAAAGCGGGGACTGTCCAGCGGGCCACTTCCCAGCGCAACGCACCCCGAATGAAATCTACGGCAACGGACGGGGGACGAACCTGACCCAAAGCGGGGGTCCGCGTTCTCTTACGGACGAAGGTGGCGCTAGTCGCTACTTCACCCAGTTCGCGCCGTTCATCTATGAAGCGAAGTGCGACCGGGCTGACCGTGAACGGGGGTGCGAATACCTTCCCGCTACCGTCATCGATCCGCAGCATCCGCACGGGTCCATCGGTGCAGCGAACCCCCGCGCAGGTGCGGGCCGAACGGGCAAGCGAAAGAATCATCACCCAACGGTCAAGAGTACCGACCTGATGCGATGGCTGGTCAGGCTGATCACCCCGCCGAATGGCATCGTGCTGGATCCGTTCGCGGGTAGCGGGTCGACGGGTGTCGCGTGCAGCGCTGAACGGCTGCGCTTCATCGGGTTCGAATTGAGCGACGAATATGCAGAGATAGCGCGCGCGCGCATCCTGGGGGATTGCCCATTGCTGAACGTGGGGGGGCTATGATCAACGAAGAAATATATCCGTTCGTTGTCTTCTTCCCAAATCGCAACGGCTGCGTCAGCACGGACGCCGAACGATCTGACTCACCCGTCGAAGCGATGATGCTGCGCGCGCTGATCGATTGCGGGTTCCGCCAGCCTGCTAGCCCGGCAACGCCTTCGCTTGGAACGATCTATCAGCAGCATCGGATCGACGATCTACGGGTCGACTTCGCCATCGTCCGCTTCGTCGAAGATTACCCCATAGGCATCGCGGTCGAAGTCGATGGCTACAACTTCCATCAGCGAACCAGGGAACAGGTCGACCGCGATAACGCGCGTGACAATAAGCTTCAGCGGCTGGGCTGGACGGTCCTTCGCTACTCGGGTTCGCGGGTGCACCATGACGCCATGGGCTGCGCGCTTGACGTGGCTGACACCCTGATCGAACGCGTCAACCGGATACAGGGTGGACACATTATCGAATGGGTGGACGTATGACCTGGGTCCGCCTAGACGATCAATGGATCCATCATCCGAAGTTCTACAACGTCGGGGACCATGGCCAATTGTGTTGGCTTAAAGGACTGACACATGCGTCAGGTCTGCTGACCGATGGCTTCATCCATGATCGCGCGACGTCGTCATTCCTGCGCAGCCGTCGACAGCTTAAGAGCGCGATCGCTGAACTGGTCGCAGCGGGGTTATGGATCCCTGTCGAACACGGTTACCGGATCCACGACTTCCAAGATTATCAGCCGCTTAAGGCACAGGTTAAGGCGGAAAGAGAAGCGACGAACGAACGGGTTAAGCGCTGGCGTGAGAGGCAAAGTAACGGCGTTACATTAGCTGTTACCAATCCTGTTACTAACGGTCTTGTTAACGGTCTACGCGGGGGCGCGCGTGTCGGGCCGGGATCTGATCCGGATCCGGAGGGGGTGCAGGGGGGGACGGTCGTCGCTGTCGAATCGGGTTACGATCTGGCGTGGCGTGTATGGTCCGACCTTTGGCGGGGGAAGTACCGGACGACGTACCAGCGAACGATCGACCAGGGACCGAAGGGGGACGATCGGGTTTTGCAACGCATCGGGGAACTAGCCCGCGCTTGCGCCGATCCGGAACCGACCTTGCGCCACAAGCTTCGCCGGTTCTTCGAAGACCCAGGTCCATGGCTAGTTCAGAACCGGCATCCGCTGCGCGCGTTCGAAGCGGATTGGAACAAGTACGGCGAACCGTCGACCCCGCCACCTTCGACCCCGCCCGCTGCGCCCATCGTGGAAGCCGCACCCATGTCGCCCGAACAGATCGCAGCCGCGCGCAAACGACTGGACGAAAAGAACGCGCAACGCGCAGCGGCCCGTGGGGGGCGTGAACAGATCGCAGCCGACCTAGACCGCAAACTTCGGGAGATCAAATCATGACGGCGCTTGTCATCGTCCCGCCCGAAGGTCAGCCAATGCGCCCACTGCCGTGCGACGTCGAAACGGAAAAGCATTTGCTGGCCGCTGTGATCGAAGTCCCCGACAATCTCGGGCTGGTGTTGGGCAAGCTGGAACCCCGGCACTTCTTCGCAATGCCGCATCGCTGGATCTTCGAAGCGGTGATCGACCTGACGAAGAACGATCAGGGTGTTGACTACGTCACGATAGGCGCTTGGCTGCGCGACCACGAACGCCTTGCACAGATTGGCGGCGCGCTTTACCTGAACGAACTAGCTTTTCTTCCCGCCGTTGGAAACATCGAAGCGAAGGCCGAACGGTTGATCGAACTGGATCGCGCTCGCCAGCTTCTCGCGATTGGACAGCGCATCGAAGCGCAGGGGTACGCGGTCAAGGCTGAAGGGGTGCGCGCTTACATCGACGAATCGGAACGCGCCGTGTTTCAACTGGCGCAGCAGCGCGAAGACCGGACCGACGTGGCCCCTATCTCGTCGGCTACGACCGAAGCGAATCATCGGATGCTCGCCGCATGGGCCCGCAGTGGCGCGGTAGAACTGTCGACGGGTCTAACCGATCTGGACAAAGCCATCGGCGGACTAGGCCGGCAACGCGTTACCGTCTTCGCTGCGCGGCCTGGCATGGGGAAGACCGGGCTAGCCGCGTTCATGGCTGAAACCCTCGCAGGGTATGGCGAGCTAGTTGTTTTCTTTTCGATCGAAATGCCGCGATGGCAATTAGCCCTACGCATGGCATGCGCGCGGGTGGGGGCGAACGCCTTCCGAGCTATGCACGGGCAAATGGGTGATCAGGAAAGGGCCCTTGTCTTCGGGTCGGCTGCGGAACTTTCCGAGCTTCCGATCTGGATCGACGAAACCCCGACCTGTTCCCTTCAGCACATCCGGTCGAAAGCACGGCTGGTCGAAGCGAAGGCAAAGCGAAAGCTGGGGGCCATCTTCGTCGATTACCTTCAGCTGATTCGCGCCCCACGTGAACGCGGCGTAACGCGCGACGAACAGCTATCAGACGTCACGGCTGGGCTGAAGCGGCTAGCGAAAGAAATGGATTGCGCCGTGGTCTACCTGTCGCAGCTAAACCGCGAAGTCGAGAAGCGCGCCGATAAGCATCCGATACTTTCCGACCTGCGCGAATCGGGCGGCATCGAACAGGACGCGGACGACATCGTGTTTATCTATCGGCCCGATTACTACGACAAGAGCCAAAGCCCTGGGACCGCCGAGCTTGTGATCGCAAAGCAGCGGAACGGCCCGACCGATACCGTCAAAGTCAGATTCAACGCGGCAAGCGTCGCCTTTGGTGACCTATGATCCACGCCGCGGACACGATAGCGATCCGAATGTGCCGCATCCTGTCCGATGCCGGATGTGACGTGCGCGCGTACCTGATGAAGCGCGGCGACTGGACCATCGTGGCATCCATCGGCGATCGTCAGGTTGGTTTTGGTTTCTGCGTCAGCACGGCCGATCTGCTGACGAACCCCAACGCCTTCGCCGATTACCACGCGATCAAAATGTGCCGGGACCTAGGCCAATGAATCCCCGACGTCGAAGGTTTCAACGCATGCGCAGGAAGCGCCAGAAGCTGCACGCCGAAATCGCACAGCTGATCAACAGCCCATGGCTAGACGCCATCGAACGCTGGATCGAAGAACAAAGGGCGACCGAATGGGGGAACGAATGAACAACGCCGAAAGCATGGCGCGTCAGGGCTATCAAGCTTATTGCGAACACATGGACTGGCAGGAAGCTGATTCCCCTTTACCGAAATGGGAAGAACTTCCCGCGAAGGCTCGCATGGCGTGGCAAGTCGTCGCGGTGCGGATCGTGAACCTGACGTTTCATCGCCTTCAGCACGGCGTATTGGGCGAACCATGATCGCCGAACTGGATAACCTGGCTTCGTCGATCGTCATCGGCTGCGCGCTTGGAACCCTGGTCGCGATGCTGGCGATCCTGTTCGCGCTGATCCGGATCGCTGAAGCACTGGAAAAAATGAACGTAGCGATCGCGCTTCTGGATCGGGGGGACCTATGACGACATCGCGTGAACGTGGGATCTGTTCCGTGTGCGGGCTAGACGTTCCCCTTCGGTCGTCCTTCCACCCGCGGCCCGTGGCGTTTCACTATCACCCCGAACTATGCCGCACCGTTTGCTACGGGACGGGACTTCCTGCGCGGTCAGTGCGGAAGCAGGTGCGACAGCCCGAACAAGAGCGCCAGCACCCCAGCCAGAAACATGATTCGACCGACTTCGCCCGCTTTGGCGTTGGTAGAGAAACCGTAAAGCAAACAGCCGGCGGTCATCGTCAGGACAATAATCAACAGGACCATGGTGCACCCCCGATCGGTGAAGCTTACCCCATCGACGACGACCCGCAGGGGGCCGCATGAAACGCGAACGGCGAACCGACCCCGCACCCCCGCCGATTCCCGACGAACACCCGGACGACCGGAAAGAACGGATCGAATCGGAAGCCTACGGGCGACGCTACGCGGGCGAATTCGTGATGGCGCACCTGGCGCTTGTTACCAGGCTGATCGGTCTTTACGCGGACGGCGAAGCGGAAAGCCTGCACACGACGCTACGGGAAATCTTTTGGGGGAAGCTTTGGGAACCGAAGGATCGGATCGGCCATGAGTGAAACCGACCTAACCGCGGCGATCGTCGAAGCGCTTAACACCTTGCCCGATGTCATCGCCTTCCGGAACAATACCGGGGTCGCTCGGGTGCACGGGTCCCATGTTCGCTACGGGCTGGGCAATGGGTCGCCCGATGTCGTCGCAGTCGTGAAACCCTGGGGGCATTTCCTAGGCCTGGAAGTGAAGCTACCCCGGGAACGTGCGGAACCCCATCAGCTGCGATGGGCCGATCGGGTGTGCCACTACGGCGCAAGTTATTACCTGGTCCGGTCGGTCCCCGAAGCCTTCGACGCAGTCGGCCGGGTGCGCGCGCTGCTGACCGCCACGCTGGGCTACACATCGTCAGCCGACTATATGAAGTCTGTCCGGGACATTGACGCTAACATATACACTAAGCACCTGACGCCATGCGCCCGCTGTAATCGCTTCCTAGCGGCATGCGCTACCCGTATGGGCATCGACCCACACACGACAGGTGAAAACGTCACAGCGCGCGACGTCGCGCAAGCAATCGCCAATCACACACGAGGGGGACGACAGCATGGGAACTAAGATCAACGTGGGACACGAGGGGCTACAGGTTCGGTTGACGATAGAGGAACCGACCGGGACGGACGAACCCAACGCGGTCATCAGCCGACACTGGGACGTGCCGGTAACCCATGCCCTGATGCTGGCCGCTGGCATCACTGGCGAGGTTATCCAGCTGATCCAATCGCAGATCAAAGCGAACACCCAGCCGCCACCCAGCGCAAACGGATTGCCCGTAAGTCAAGAAATACCGAAAGACCTACATAGTAAAAAGCGACAGCCGACATCGGGGAAACGTGTAGGCAACGGTCGCTAAGGCGTATAGCCCGAGCGGAAAAAGGTAGGCAGAAAAACACCCCCCCCCCGGTGTCGTTTTCGACCGTCCGGACG